GTTTGTTATTGCCGGTTATCTTACCTTGTGAACTTATATTTAATAGTCCTCCCAAGACTGTAGCCATGTCTTCCTTGGGCATCCTCTTTATGCTTCCATCACTCATCAGGGCGAAGAACTCCTTCACGTCATTCGCATTTGTACCAGATGTTTGAGAAAATTCTTTCAGTGCACTTTCAAGTGTATTCTTTTCCATAATTTTAACTTTTAATTTTGTTATAAATCTACTATATCACTTTCGGGTGGCGTGACACTGAACTTGCTGTCACTCCAGTTTGTAATTGTCATGTAGCTGCTATCGTAGTTCATCACACATAAATCAGCTACTTTGTGTATTTTTCCACTGCTACTTATTATTTTAGGCACATACATCAAGTCGAGAACACAACTTTTGCGAACACCTAATATTTTACCCTGTGTAGATACACCGTTAGCAATTATACATGATGGCCAAGTAGTGTCACCTGTAGTTTCAATACCAAAGCTTATACCGAACCTATCTCCGCTCCACTCTGTACCTGGGTCGAGAGCTTTAATACGGACCTGGATTGAAAATCGTAGACCATTTACATCCTTAATTAGTGTATCAATGCTGTGATGCACAATTTCAAAATACGCAGAAGTAACGACATACACTCCGCTTGCCCCTTTGTAGCCTATAAGCGGAAAACGACTACCACTTACAAAACTGAACGGCATCATCAGCGAACCTTTTATTATACCTTCTTCTACCTCAATCTTATTACCTTTAAATAATCCAGTTAAAAAGTTCAGCAGAAGATTTGGAGTAAACAAGTCCTGCGATTCCCCTGTGTTCGGGTCGAATCTCTTTTTGCCGTAATTCTGATAGCTACTCGATTTATTACCATCCGCATCAATCCCCTGCTGCGACATCATCACATCGCCGTAGAACACTGCGCTCGCCAGCTTAGCGAAGTTTGCCATCAGCACCTCTACAAACGCATACTTGACGTACTCCATCAGCACCCATGTGGCATTGCTGCCGTTCTGCGCATAGTCGTCTTTGGGACGGATGCCGGTAAATGCGCCTTCTTTGTTGAGCACATAATACTGTCCATCGTCGAGCACCATGGGTGCGCTTAGGGCGGTGCGTATGTACTTGGTTGCAGCATCGTATTCTCCGGCCGGATAGACCAGCGGACCGATTGGACCAGCTGCACCTGGTACACTGTAACGCACCTGCCCGGTTTTTGATGCTATTGTTTTCCCTGCCATATCATTCCTGCGTTGTTATCAGCCAGTTCACGTTTCCTCCAGCCTGCTGGCACATGGCCTCCGTACATGTCCCGCTTGCAGCCGCAGTGCCGGCGGTTGATGGATTCAGAATGACACCAGCCGAGTCCATGAAGGTGAAGAAGAATTTCATGTCCTTGGCCTTCGTCGTGCTTCCTCGCTTGACAAGGATAGGCGTGTAAACGACAGTACCTCCACTACCGCTTTCTATGGTTTCGTCCTCCGGCACGGGGTTGGTGATAATGTCGTAAGGGTCTGACAAATCCATCACCGTTTGCGTGTCAAGCCCGATGAGCGTGCTGCTCTGGTAGACCTCCACCTTGAAGATGCCCGTAGTATCTACCATGCTGTCAGTTACAGTCAGGTTTTTAGCTGTTTGACCACTGATAACCTGCCAGGCATTATTTACCAGTTTGTACCACTTATAGGTTAAACCGCTTGTCAGTTCCGAGGCACCCATACGTGCAACCGCTGTCAGGATACATGAGTCACCCTTTTGTCGGATTGCAAAATACTTGTCATCGCCCGCCTGTATGGTGACTACCTTTTGGTTACCCACACCCTTTGTAATGGATATGGTATATGTGGCCTGTATGGTATCACTGGTGTTGCCCACCGTCACCGTGGCGACAGCCTTGATAACGCAGCTGGCGCCCGCACTTGCCTTGACCAGGTTCTTCAGGATTTGCAAGCCGTAGTAGTTGTTAACTCCGGCCTGATAGGGTATCTGCTTGAAATGCCCTGTCTCTCCGCCAAAGGTATTGGTGCTTAAATTGGAGCTGAAGGTGAGTTTCGTGTCATTGAAGTACCACTCCACCGAAGTGGGTACCACCACGCCCTCAGCCACGCGGCTGGAGGTAAGCAGATAGCTGATGGTGGGTTTCAACGTCACGAAGTCAGGTGCGATGTTCGTGGGGGATGTTGCCTCCCCGTCATACTCCTGATACAAGTCACCTTTATCGCACATCAGGGCCGGCATATACACGCCGCTTTTCTGTGAGAACACGACTTGTCCTGTCTTACTCGCTGTGCTCATACCTCACCCCCTTCCTCCTGAAGTTCGGGCAGAGTGACAGGCTTATCCTGTTCGGTGTCTTCAGGTTTAGGGTCTTGAAATTCTTCGGGTGTAGTCACTTCTGCCGGCGTGTCAGTACCGTCAATTTCTTTTTTTGCAGCCTGCGGTGTCAAGCATACACCGCCCACCGATGCCGCCTTATCAAGGATGGTCAGACCGGGGCGACCGGTCAAGTCTGCCTGCCATAGCAACACACATCCGTCGGCTGTCAGATTACGGATGGATGTCAAATTTAACTTGTCGGCAACTTGCCGAGTAACTTTGATGTAGAATGCCATAATGTATAATGGTTAATGATTAATGATTAATTATCAATGGTTAATTACTTTTTCTCGCCACCAGCGGCCGCCCTTGGCTGTCGGTCACATACTTGCCGCTTGAGTCGACAACGGCCGCCCAAGGACCACGGTCGGCCACTTGCATCTCCAGCATCATGCCGTCCTGATAGGGTATCTCTACTGACATGCCTTGAGCCTTTAGGGCGTATGAACCGGCACCCACCTTGGTGAGCCATGAACACTCAAGCACAGCCTCGGGCGTCGGCACAGTGCCCAGCGTGTCACGGATGACAGCCTCCGGGTAGATGGCCGTCGTTCCGCCGGGTACTTCGCCAGGTACACCACTATAATCCACATCAAGCGCAGGGATGCGGCGTCGCAATGTCGTCGACTTGTAGGCAATGCTGTAGTCAGGCTGCGACGCCGGACTTCCACCGGCGTCATAGCTGGCCTTGACAACATAGGATTGCTCGTGGCCAATGTAGTCCATGTCCACCGTCAGTTGATTGGCCGACACGCTGACCACCTCCCAGTCATTATCGCCAGTTGTTGAGGTGATGGCCTGAAGGGCACCTGTGTCGAGCACCCGGTAAAAGAAGAACTTGCACTTACCGGAAGTAGTCACATCTACATCAGCTACAATCATCTTGGCCGTGATGGTCTGCTGCGACTGGTCGCGCAGCGGGTTCCAGTCGCGCCCGGCCGGACAGTCAATCATCAGCACCGGTGCGGCCTCCGTTCCGTCTACTGTGCGTACCAGGTATGTGTATCGGAACACGTATGTCTGTCCGCTGCGCCCAGAGTCCACGTATTCACCGTAGAAATCAAGCGTGAGAGCCTGCGTAGGGCTGACATTCTTCTTCACTTTCAACTGCCCCTTATTCGTGCCGTCGGTCGTAATCTCATAATCTGCATTAGTCGATTCTATCAGCTTGCGTGTTCCGCCGATGGTCTCGTACCACTGCATGTTCGTCAGCTTTGAGTTGACCGTACCAGGCACAGTCAGTGCCGACGGGTCTGTCGCATTGCAGCGGGGGAAAAGAGTGAGCGGTGTCAGCGTGTAATCGGGTGTGTACTCACCCTTGTCTGCCTGATACACCTGCACCGATGGCACACTGCCCACTACCTCTATCCGTCCGCTGGTCTGTAGCGGTCGGTAGTTGACCTGTATCTTTCGTTGTTTGCTGTAAATTTCCATATTTAAGTGAATTTGACTTTCAACCTGAAGAGTTCCAAATTTTAGGTTATGACATTGACGAAAACGGGGAGACGAACGATGCTGGAAAAGCGTCTTATATACCTGTCATTGTCAATGTTTGTCCTAAATGCGGTTATGTAGCGCATTTTAGTTTAAGATAAGATGCTCTTTCCCTAAACACAACCGTACAAACTCTGTTGTTAACTGTTCTCCCCGAAGTGTGGCAGCACTCTTGGGGAGAATTTTCTTTTTGTACGAAACGAACTTTTTTCACTAATTCTTTGCTCATAATAATATAATTTAGAATGTCACATAATTTTCTGTTACCATATTCTCCTGTCCGTCTCTCAGAATAGCCTTTGCAATAAATTTGCATCCGCTCAGATTCATGTAGTCAGGACCCAGGTCTGTCAACGTCAGAGGTAGCACCTTGCCCGACTCAGCATGTGCAGCCGCCCAGGCATTATCCTCGGTCACGTTGCCCGTGTCACGTGTCCAACTGACATCCTCGTCCAGAATATGTTCTGTCACATCCCGATTGTATAACATGCCCGTGATGGAGAGCGTGGTAGCAAATTTTTCAGCGTCGAAGTACCATCCGTTGCTACTCTCTATGTCAATGCTGAAGGAAGGATTCCCTTCAATCATCGCCCAGTCCGTGCAGCCATAGCGAGGCTCCTGAGTGGTACCGGTAAGCAGGCACATCCATTTGCAGCCATAGTGGTAGACGCTATCATATACTTCCTGCGTTGACTGATAAGGATTGCTCACAGCTTCTTCCGCGCTCCACAGTCCGCGCTGGTTCTCCTGCCGGATAGGGTTTCCCTGATAGTCAATGCGCATCACATCCTGTGCTGCGATGCCACGGCAATAGACATAGCTCTGACGGTAGTTGATTGGCAGATTGTCGAAGATGGACAGCTGTTTAAGTTTGCCGACGATGACGCTGTAGTTCGACTCCTCCAGCACGGGTTTGGTCACGCCATCGAGCATGCACAGGCAACCCTCTCGGCTCGACAAGTACCACCATGACTGGCGGTCCTCGTTCACCGGGTTACCCCGTCGGGTGAGTGCCATCAGCTCAACAGGCGGATAGTTTTTACCGCCTGGCACCTCGCTGTCAGGGTATAGCACCACATTGATGCTGTTGGCAGGTGTGTCTACCGACAGCACCCGTGCCCAACTTGTGTAATACTCACCGCTGCCAGATGCCAAGTTGTTAACCACGCCATAGATGATGTCGTTTTCCTGAAGGGCAGTGAAGTCATTCTCCCAGCGTTTGCGAAGCTTCAGCGTGTAGGTGCCATCCTCCATCAGCGTCACACTCTCGACTGTGCCGCTCTCACTGAAGCTGTAGTCGCTCTCCATGGCTGACAGGCGGTTGAAGATAAGCTCCAGGACGGATAGAGATTCACGGACCTCGAGGCGGGAAAGCTGTGCACGACCGTCGGGGAACAGGCCGATGCCATTACCGGCGATAAGGGAGTCGATGAATTCGCCTACCTCTAACCCATCGAGAAACTTCTGCAAATACGGGTTCTCATCTGTTTTATCTTTACGTTGGAACATCTTCAGCGACCGCAGTGCCGAGAACGCATTACTATCAGATGCTGCTGTTTTATCATTTACTCGAATAAGATAAATGCCACTTCCTCCACCAATATAAGTTTGACCTTTATAAGTAAGAGAATCCACTTTATCCTCGATTTCTCCGATGCGAGAATAAGGCATACTCTCCCCTATTGTATAGACAGGACTATCCCAAGGAATATCGAGATTTATTTCCCAACCTAGGACACGAGAAATACGTCCGTTTTCAAAGTAGGTATCATCGACTAGGTTGATTCTCTGTCCAAACTCAAATGTGCGTGAAGCCAAATCCTCTTTAACCCATGAGCTTCTTAGTGTAGTCGGATAGGTTCCATCATCCGTCTTAACTTTATCGGCATACTTCTGCGCCTTCTCCTTTAGTTCCTGCTCAGCGTCGGGGATATATTGGTCTGACACCAGTTGAATGTCAAACCCTGAAAGGACATATTCGTCACCATCAGCGGGACAGATTATATCATCTGGTAAGGGACGGCCGTAATCTTCATTGCGAACAATCTCCCAAAGCTGATTGCCCCTACTCTCATCTTTCGGTTCAGGATTGAAAATCACACCAAACTCCATGCCGTTCAGCTTACCGGATTGGAACTTGATTTTCAACTCTTGCCCTTCGATGATATATTCTTCCTTGAATTCCAGCCCAGTATCCTTGTATCTGTAGTAGGTGACGGTCTCTTTCGTGCCGTCCTCGTTCTCCACTTCTTCGGTTCTTGTGTGTACATCGGAAAGGGTGCCAACACGACGAGGATAGACATCATCGAATACTACGACATCTTCAATGGCATCCTCCTGCGACATACCTTCGAATGCGTCAATATAGGGAGTGTCAGCCGGAAGCATCAGACGTTTTTGGACTACGCCATTGATGACGGCCTGCTCGTCAGTGGGGCGATAGTTCGTGGGGATATTCTTGGTTGAGCCAAACGCATAGATGCGAGTGGCATAAGTTCCCTGACTTTCGCTTCGGGTGATGCTCGACGCTTCGACACCACGCTCGATTTTAACGGCATCTCCGAACTCATTTCGCCCAAAATGAATGACGTTGTCCGTTATCCAGCAATCGCAGTTCCACTTATCCTCACCCGCCATCGAGAACAGGGCATCTAGCAGATTTATGTTATCATACGTCATCGCTACGGCCTTGTTCTCCACTGTATCATCTATGCTAAATGTAAAGTCTGTTCCCCTGTAGGTATATCCCAATGCTTTCAGGTTGCGGAGAAACACTCCTAACTGTACATCAAGGGCTGCAGTGAGTGACCATGACGCCTCTCTTCCTGCCTGTTCTGGTGTATATTTAAAGATTTTATTTTTCCACTTCCAGTAGTATGCGTTCATCTGAAGCTTATAGTCATAGCCTCCAGTTGAAGAGTTATAGGTTGGCTTTTGAAGGTCGGTTATTTCATATATTTTAGCTAAATTGCCACCTAGAGATTCGTCAAACACTCCAGCCAGGTCCACGTAATCACCCAGTTTGAACGGTATAGGAGTAGGCACAGAAAATGGGAGGATGATATAGTCCTCTTTCATCAACGTAAACTTTCCCTTAGCTCCCTTATTGAGTTGGGTGGAAAACCTTGTCTTTCCGGATATGTCTTTTATTTCTATCATGCGCCAAACTGGTTTATCGGGGGAACGTTAGTCTTGTACGGGTATTGACAATGTCTTTTCCGGGTATAGACAAAACGTACTCCACGTCCAAAGTTCAGAAATAGAAAATGGAAGCCCTAAAAATCAGGACTTCCATTTGAAACAAGAAGGAGATTGTTTGTTATTCGCTTCTGTCCATTGGATTTGGCTCACAAAATTTGCTTGAAACCTTTCCGAAACAGCGGTCAAGACTTAATCCGTAAGATAAACTTTTCCCCAGGTAAACCAGCTTGTAAACCTTGCTTCCAAGAGCGGGGATTTTGATGTTTACGGCACCTTTTTCCAGTTCTGCCTGAAAAGCTTTTTTCTTTGTCCGGTAGTCACTTTCCGAGCTTCCCTCAATGGTGAACTGAAGGGTGATTTCACGCGAATCCACTTTTGCGTTATCGGTTATCACTCTTTTCCCGTGTTCCAGCCTGCTTTCGTTCTCGATGTAGTCTTTCATCTGGTTGAATCCGTCGATGGCATCGAGAAAACTGTCTCCCATACGGACACCCCAAGTAGAGAAGGCGTCTTTCCCGTTGATAAATAAATCTCCTGTCATAGTCTTGATGTATTACGTTTCACTTCAGCGATGTCTGCCTGCATCTGTTTGATAGGTTTGACAATTTCGCCTGTATTCTCTCTGATCTGTTGCAGTTCCAGGTAGGAATTGGCCAAGATGGTGCGTGTCTCGTCGGCAATGTTGTACATGCCCGATGCTTGGGCCGTCAGCGCACTGATGGAGCCTCGAAGTTCAGTGATGGCCACCGTCTGTTGCTGTTCTGCCGCCTCGATGCGCAGATTGGATTCATATACGGCGGTAAACCGGCCACTCAATTCGCCTGCATCTTCGTGGGTCATTTCGGTGCCAAATCCACGACTAGAAGCGGATTGCTGTTCAGTGGAAGAACTATCCCACCCCATAGCCTGCATGATGGCATCACGCTCGGCCAAAGCATCACTGACCATCTGGTCCCACTGTGCTTTCAGGTCGGCTTGCTCTGTGCCCGTCAGTTCTCCTCCTTCCATAGCATTGGCAAAGTTCTTATACCAATCCTTCAGCCGTTTGGCATAAGTATCTGACATCATGCTCTCAACCACTGCCTGCTGCATCATCTTCTCGAAATTTTCGGCGAAGTCTTCTGCATCCGATTCCATGTCAAGCAGGCTGTTCTTAAACTCATCACGGACAGTATCAAATGAGGTATCGGTCAGCTTCTCACGATAGGCGTCTTCCAGCTCCTCCAGTTGCTTCCAGTACTCGATGTAGCTATCCATGTACTGCGAAGCATTCTGATAGCCATCGTCGGCATATTGCTTGATTTTGGAGTAAAGGTCGGTGGCATTGTTGGCCACGTTGTACATCTGCTCACTGGTCAGGTTCCAGAAGTCACTGGCATTCCTTACAGACACTCCAGCCGCCTCACTGATACGACGCCAATCTTCGGCAGACATGGCATCGTTGATTTTCTTGTTACTGGAATGTGTACCTCCGATGCCAAGAAAACCGTTGCTGTAGGCAGCGGCCGAGCGTTGCATCATCTCTTGAGTGTTGGCCATCTGCTTTTCAATGTTCTCTTTCTGCTGCTCGTAGATTCCTGTTGCATCGGCCAGCGCGCTGTCGTCCATTTTGTCTGCCAAGTTGTCGAGTGAGTTAATCAGGTCTTGGTTGGAGAGTGACAGCCTTTCGAGGTCTTCTTGCAGATGTGGGTCGCTCTCACCTCCAAAGTCTATGCCTGTCCATCCGAATACTGTATTCCATGCTCCATAAGCAGCATTTGCCATAGATTTAACTACGTTCCCGATAAAACCATCCAAACCTTGTGAACCAATATTATCAAGCAGAGAAAATATGCTTCCAATTATTCCAGAGATTTTATCGCCACCTTCTCCCACTATATCCAAAATTCCACTTACCAGATTACCAACAGATGTCAGTGATGAATCAGAACTACTACCCAGTTCATTGATAGCGTCAGAGAGCGAGATAAGGTTATTTCGAGCTTTATCTGCGGATTTTTGCACATTATTTTCCGCATTCTGTTGCTTCTTCTGTGCATCATTCAACTTCTTTGTGGCAGCAGCTTTTTGTTCATCTGTTCCGCTTTTCATGGCTTCGTTGTATTCCTCCTGAGCTTGTGACAGTTCTTCCTGTGCTATGGCCAGTTCGTTTAATTGTTCCGGCAAATCGGCCAAGAGTCCGCCTTTGTCGATAAGAGTTGTCTGAATGTTATTCAACGCCTCGTCAATGACCTTCTTCTGGTCAACGGCCATGTTCTTGTATTCTTCGGAGTTCTTGAAATCCTTCAACTGTTGCTTTACCTTGTTCAAGGATTCTTTAGAGACCTTATCCAAGTCACCGAAGACAAGTTCCCAGTTGATTCCCTGTTTCAGCTTTTCCAGGTCGATGCCAGAAAGAGCCTGTTCCATCTCCTTTTGGAGTAGTTTCCCTTGCCATGTATCTGACCCACCCGCTTCTGCTATTTTCTTTGAATATTCCTCCGTGATGGCCTGTTGCTGCTCCCTGAATGTACCGTAGTTCCTTAGATACTTATACATAGCCTCTTGTTCGGCGTCCAGTCCGTCAAGCATGTTTTGCACCATATCGTTGATGGTGTCTGAGGTGGCTTCTTCGGCGGAATCAGCTTGCTTTTCGAGGTCTTGGGAAAAGGATTGTTCATTACGAGCCAATACCTTACTACCCTTATCTGATGTTCTGCTTCCTGAACTGACGTTGAATATTTCCATCCTTTTGTCCAAGTCAGCAATCTTTTTTCTTAGCTCAATTCCCTTTTCTCCTTTAGCCTCTATTTCTGTCAACGATTTTAGTTGGGCTTCGAGTATGTCTTTCTCCTGCTCCAGGTAAGCAAGTGTTCCTTCCTTGGGTGCTTCTTTTTTCCCGGCTATAAGCTTTTCTGCATGTTTCTCAATTGCTTCTATTTTGGAAGTATAGTTTTCGATATTCTTTACTATGTCATCATATATCTTCTGTTGGTTGAAATAATCATTTCGTGCATTAAAGTACTCGTCGCTAACTTCTTTTATTGCTGCCGCTCCCGGAGATGCGTTATATACTTCTTCTGCTTTTCTATAACGTTCTTCCGCTTTTGATAACGTCAATTTTTGATTAAGCCTTTTGATTTCTTCATTCTCTCTTTTTACCGATAAATCTGAGATGGTATTCATATATGATTCGGCTACCGCGCGCTCTTTGATGCTTTTTGTCAGCTCTTTATAAGCAGTATTCAGCTTGTCAATGTTTATTTTTTCATTATCCATCACATCGGCATATTTGGAATAAATGCTGATAAATTCCGCATAAGCCGATTTGCGTTGCTCTATTGTATTGTTGTTGTTCTTCATGATACGATACAGCATTTCCAGTTCTGCCTGCTCTTTTTTTATGCTTTCAGATGCTTTCTTTTTGGCTATCGCCATTTCTTGCTCTGCTGAAATCATGTCTATAATCGCTTCTTTCGCCTTGGAAAGACCTCTAATCCATTCCCAAATATCCTTTCCATATACCGTAAGCAGGGTTATACCGACCATCATGGCCGACTGCCACGAGAAGATGGATGAAACAAGTTGCTTCCATACGGGAGTTGCTTTCTGGTTCTGGGCTATCAATTCCGCGTTTCTGTCTTTTGCCCGTTTGATTTCATCGGTGAGAATTGGCAGGTTGTTGCTGATTGCCAGGAAGAACATATTCAATCCCATTGCGGCAGAAGGCAATTCTCTCACAATCTGCTGCACCGAAACGTTCAATCCGTTGTAGGCTTTTGCATAATTACCTACATTCCTTTGGTGATTCCCTATTGTGGCATCCAGTTCTTTTATTTTTGCATCCGCCTGATTTATGGAAGCAAGCAGTTCTTTGCCAAAAGGTGAATTGCGCTCTTCTTCCGTAAGTTCACGATAAGTAATCTTCATTCGTGATAAAGACTGGGACAGGCTATTCATAGAAGTAGATGCAGCATTATCCAGCTTGGCGTTGTTCATCAACGTTTGCTTCACTTCCGACAAAGCCGCTTTATGGGTCAGCAGCGAATTGTTTAGCTGTTCAAGCCTTTTCTGCTGGCTGGAAGACAAGGTTGAGTTTTTTGCCTGATACTTAGTAAGTTCCTTAATTTCTTTCTTAATCAAGTCGATAGCACGCTGTTCCTCAATCATTCGCCTTATGTTTTGGTCGCGGGTCCCCAAAACTCCATCTATTTCAGCCGCAAGTTCGTCGTATGCCTTGGCTTGCTCCTGTATACTGGAAGTTTCCGCTTGATTGGCCGATACAGTGGCATTTTCGTTGCTTGATTGTAGATTGTTTGTTCCTGATGCTTTTGACAACTTTTCCTGTGCCTTGATAATTTTTTCCGAAGCATCGTTTATGCGTTTGGTTGAAATCATGATTTTACCTTCCGCCTCGCTGATTTTTTTCACCAAGTCATCATACTGTTTTGTCAACGATTGTAGTTGAGCCTCCATTCCCTTTGCAATATCAATGTCAACGTGAATATTGATGCTTTTCAACGCTTTTTTCACGTTCTCAATTTCCGCTTTCAGCTGTCTTAGCTTTTGAATGTCGGTCGTAACGTCTGAAAATATACCTGCCATATCATTTTATATTAAGTTTCTTATTAATATTTCGTTCCGCAAATAAGACCCCATTTGTTAGTATCACTTCAAACCCTTTACTTTCCACATAGCTCGCATATTCCATTCCATTGGCCAAATAAAGTCCGTCTTTGGGCTTTTCAGAATAGATAAGCAAATTCTCTGTTTTCTTCACTGCATCGGGATGGGAGCCGTCCGTTTCCACCCACATATCCACAATCTGACCATTGCGGACAACGCACCCACCGTTTGCATTGGCAAGGTTCCCAGTCCTGTTTTGAAATGTCTTTTGATTCTTTGCGTTCCGTGTCGCATTCCTGCCAACTTCTGAAAGAACAGAGAAGTACGCATCGTCAATCCGTTCCTGAAGTTCGTCCAATCCTGAAATATCACCCTTAAATCGCATATATAAAAATCTGAATATTAATCGTTTGAAATTACACCTCAATTTATTAATATTCAGTTTTTACGATGATTAATACCAAACAATAAACCTATTGTTGCGTATTTGTGTTTTTTCGATGTCTTATTCTACCATTAGCGTACTCTTTTCGCTTATAAATGTGAGTGTTATCACCTGTTTCTAATATTGTTTTTATTGCTTTTTCAACCCATTCTTTACCAAATTCTTTATATCTGTTTCGCAAAGCATATTGAGAGAGATTTAACCGTTGTGCCCAATCATGTATCGTTAGAGATTTATCGCCAACAGTTATAAAGTCGGATTTATATTTTTGCCTTACATTTTCACTTAAAGTTATCCACCTGCAATTATTAGGCTCATAATTGCCATCTGAATTTATTCTGTCTATTGTAAGATTATCTTTATAACCGCTTACTATTGCCCAATCGTGGAATTTTTGAAAATCGTTTAGCCATTCATCACAAACACTAACACATTTTTTACCATAATTTTTATATGCTTTTCTTGTAGGATTGCAACAACGTTCTTTCATTTTAGACCATATATTATATAGTCTTGTGTTTGTCTTACCGTGTTTTGAATTTGCTTTTTTAGTTCTTTCAATTTGTAAACATCCGCAACTTTTAGTTATACCACTATGTAAATTGCATTCTCTGGCGACTATCATTTTACCGCAATCGCATTTACATTTCCATAATGCAATGTTATTACTTGCAAATCCAACATGTTTTAAAGCTATCAATCTACCAAACCTTTGACCTGTAATATCTTTTATATCAAGCTTTGAACATCCACAACTCTTTGTTATCCCATTTCTCAAATTACTTGAACGAACAACACAAGTTTTTCCGCAATCGCATTGGCAAAGCCACTTGAAATGCTTGTCTTTATCATCAGGTTTTCGTTCTACCTGTTTTAAAACGACAAGTCTGCCAAATCGCAAACCTGCCGTTATTTTAAATGCTTCTCTCATAATTAAGCTATTTTTATAAGGTTACACTTCTTGAAACATCTGTATTCGTTTTTCTCTGTATCAAAGTACACCTGACAGTTATCTGCTGTTTTCTTTGTACCCTTTGTTTCTGGTATTCTACCACTCATTAAAGTACCGAAAGCCTGACGCAGCGTGCCGTCTGTTTTCTTGAAATAGAACTCAACCACTTTTTTATGAAGCAATGCACGAAGTTTGATATTAGTCCAAGCGCATTTCAATGCTTCACTCATTGAATAACCGTTCTTGCGTACAAATGACCAAGCAAGGTTCATAATCTCTTTTAATAGGTTTCTTTTTTCTGTTGCCATAGTTCTTATATTTTATTTAATTATACATTCTTGTATATGTCTTGTTGATTATCACGTTGCAAATATACAAACTTGTATAATTGCGAACAAACATAAATGTATAATTCTGTGCTTGTTTAACATTATTTTATTCTTTAAATATACATTTATGTATAATTCGCTTTATATTTGCACTACTGAATCAATTATACAAATATGTATGAAGTATAGAATACAAGAAATATGTAGAGAAAAAGGTATTATGATGAAAGACCTTGCTGTACAAATGGGAAGAACCCCAGAGAGTTTAAGCCGTTCTTTAAGCAATGGTACAACAACAAAAATGCTTGAAGAAATCGCAAATACATTAGGTGTTCAAGTAATAGAGCTTATTGATGGATATATACCATCATCTGTAAACAGCCAGTCTTTAAATTCCGAAGTAAATGGCTACGTGAAAGTGAAAGGAACTCTCTATGAGGTTCATTCTTTTGAGGATTTGGAGAAACTATTAAAAATGAAAGATTAAACATCATGGAAACGCCTACTAAAGAGAATACCCTTTATTTACCTATAAAGCAAGTTTATTTTGACCAGATAATAGCAGGTACAAAGAAAGAAGAGTATAGAGAAATCAAAGAGGGTATTACCGCAAATCGTTATTTGCTCAAAGATAAAAACGGCAAATATGTTCTTAATCCTGATGTCACCCAGCCGGATAAAGAGTATTTCATTGACGATTACAATAACGGAAACTTTCCGTTTGTACCTAAACCTTACAAATATTTGTATATTGCCGTTGGATATGCCAAAGAACGTGATACGGCTTTAGTAGAGGTTGACGGCTTTAGATTCATACCTAATATGATACGTGCTGATTTATATGCTTTTTGGCAAATAGCTTTTCATTTAGGTGAAATAATAGAAGTACATAGAAAATAAATAAGGCGGGATTTCCCGCCTTAAATTATCCGCCTTAAATTATCCGCCATTAAGCCCCATGTAGGTACGTTTTGAGACTTGTGTATTCCAACTGGTACCGTTCCTATTGAAGTTCCCAAGATACCTGCCTACTATCCTATTTACAAGATTATTGGGGTTGTCAAAGTTACTTCCATAACGCTGTTGAGCTAATCTGTTAGCTTGTCGGGCTATTTCCCAACCTTATTTTGTTCTTCTTCTGACTCGGCTTTAAAATTTAATTGTTAGACAAATATATAAAATCTCTGATAGTGTCGCCATTTATTATTTCTTGTTTCTTCTTCTGCGTGAAGCCATATCCTTACCCTTCACCTTTGTAACCTTCGTCCCGGTAACGGTATGGAGCTTGTCACGCTGCATGATTACTAAATTTCTGTATGGTATCTCGTGGACCACTTCTCGATAGGACAGGTGCAGATTTTCCATGAACGATGCAATCTGACCCAAAAGCGTGTCATTGCCTACAACCTCGGTTTCGCTGCCAGCAGGCTTACGTTCTTCGCCAAGCTGACAGCTTTGAGAAAAACCTTGGAATCAATCATGGAAAGGGTTTCATCCAAGGCGTCCACAACTTCGTCCAAGGTTCCTTTAGACAACTCTTCGCTCAAACTTTCATCTCCGTTTATCAGCCAAGAAAGAGCCTTGCTATATGCTTCACTATTTCCAAGGGAGAGCAACACTTCCCTCAGACTTTCCGCATCTTGTACGTTTGAAAGATGGGAAATGGCACCGGACAGCTTGTGGATTGTAGGTGGATAGACCGTATAACTTTTGCCACCCACAATTACCGTCCTGAAATCACTTCCGATAATGGATTCTGATACTACTTTCGCTCCTTGATTCATTCTGAAAAAAATAAAGGGGTGAAGCCATGAAGCCCACCCCTGTTAAAACCTATAAAACTATCTCGACCTATCGGATAGGCATTAAACACCTGCTGTTACTTCAGATGAATCGAACCAATATTCTGGTGCGATAGCCGAATTTTTCGGTTCCAGTTCCACCGCACTTACAGGAATACCGACAGCCTTGTCTGTTGTGGCTTCACGGGCACCGATGTCAGCACGGGGAATCACGCAATACTGGTCGTCTTCGGTCAGGGCAACAATCAGCTTTTCGATGTTCACCTTACCTCTCGCACGCTTCCAACCCTTGTCGGTGTTGATGACATCACCTCCCATGAGGTCTTTTTTGGTAGGGTAGTCGTACTCACCAATCGTAAAGTTGACGGTTACGTCACCCATCTCCTTGTCGCTGCGATAGGTCTGGCCGGTAAGCTGGTTCTTATAGTTCGTTCGGCTCGCTTCAGCTTCTTCGAGCGTCCATGTGTCGCCATGAATATTTTTAACTTCTTTCAATGTGTCACCCTGCAAAAGAGTGTACAGAGCTTGTCCGGTCAAATCCGCGGAAATCTCGCTCGTTTCTCCATATAAAAGTTTTTTGATATTCACGGCTGTGATTTTCTTTGCTTCTGCCATATTATTTCACATTTAAAATTTCAAACAAAATTCTTACATTCACATAGTGACACTTTAAGGCTGTGTCCTCCTCGGTTCCAATTGATTCGATAGAATAATGATAGGTTGTACTGTCATAGCGTCCGGTAATACCGTCAAACATTCCTTGAGCTTGTTTCTCCAGTTCGTTTAGTCTGATAGTGTTGGCTTCACCTTCCTTCAAATCGGGAACACAAATGTTCACCTCGACGAAAGATTTCTTCCAATACGTCCCGAGCTGTTGTTTCTTGGAGTGAATGACAATCCTTTCGGACTTCATCGTACCCGTCAGCTTCTTGCCGTGAGGAACGATTTCAATGCCGAAAGACTGGCAATCACGGTAGAGTATGTTTGCTATGTCGGTGGTTACTATCATTTGATTTCCTCCTTCAATCGTTTCTCTGCATATAGGGCTGCACCAGACAAGACTTCGTAGCCTTTGGATTCCACGAAAGAAGCGTATTCCGCTTCATTCCTTAACTCCAAGCCGTCATCTTGGACTGCGTACTTGTTTGATTTACGGAGTGTGCAGTCTGATTCTGATAATTGCCGTTCTTTACAGCGTAGTCGACAGCTTCTTTGCCGACCTTATCTTCAACAGCTTTCACCTCGGCATAGCCTTGGTCGAAAAAGCTATCCACGTCCGAAAAATCAAACTTTACTTTGCTCATAATTTCAACCCGTCTGCCGTTGGTTCAATCTTATCGCCTGTTGAAGGGTCTTTGCTTAACGGATAAGGATTTGTTTCGTTTAACCGCTTCAAGTCCATTCCCAGCCACATAACACCTTCCTGTAATTTTGTAATTGCAAGGCTTCTTTCTCTGCTTGGTGGAAGTTTCTTTATCTCCTGAATCTTCTCATCAATTTCTTTTCTCAGTTGCTTATTAGCAACGACTTCTTCTGTTCTTGTCATATCCATATTTCTGAGTAACCAAAATAATTTGTATTCTTAACCATGTAAACCTTTCCAGCTCCTCTAATATTCTCAACATCCATACATCTGACCTCATCGCCAGCCTTCAGAGAGATTTTCTTCTCACAGACTACGTGATAATTCGGTCGGTACACCTCGCCATTTTCCGAAGTAAATTCCTTGGTAGAATTATCATCACACCGGCATTTACACATGTCCTGCCAGCTTTCTCCACCGGTGCCGGGAATGGGCCGGCCGAACTCATCTTCTTCCATCGGAATTGTGACCTTAACCTGCAATGTATGTGGCGCGAATATCATAGGAATCTGACTTTAGGTTTATCGCTTAACGTGTCTTCAAGACCGTACTTCTTACACAAGAAAGAATAGTATTTCGTCAATCCCTGGATATTCCAGGACATAGAGAAACCGTTCTCGCTGATGGAAGTGGCACGGAGCAATAGAGAGGGGATGAACTTCGCCATAGCCACCGACACAAGCCCGATGTTTGACTGATCCATCTCATCCTCTCCGCTTATCCCTGAAGACAGACTTATCTCCAAAAGGTCAGCCTCCGACAAATTAATGCCGAAGGTCTGAAACTTCTGTGATATGTAGTCGTTTACCGTCATGCGTTCATGGTGGTCAAATCGAAGTTAACAATCAGGTTCGGTGTCGAAATCTGCGGAATCCACTCGGCGGTGTATTCCAGATAACGACCGTTACCATCCTTATAACCGGAGATAAGCATGTCACCGTCGGCTTGACTGTAATTGCGTCCCGGTACACCGTCCACGGCTTCGTACGGAGTGTGGAAGCGCATGTAACCAACCTTATCCTGCGGAAGCAAGGTAATACGGTCGTCTGCGTAAATCTGTACGTTCTTGCCGGACTGGTCAAGTACATAGTCTTCCTTGATCTCGATGGCAGGAAGCCCGATGCCTGTAAATACAGAAGAGGCCAGTTGAGACGTAATCAACCCGGTTGACATGTACATCTCGTTACCAGTCAGCTGCATCTTGAACTTGTCGCCGAACTCGCTTGAACCGATGATGTTCTTCACGAAAGTACCTCGTGACATAATCATCTTCGGGAAGGTGCCGTAAACGGCCTTCAGCTCGTTAATCTGCTGCTGAAGATAGGTAATGAAGTTGGCATTCGCTCCGGCTTCGGGAGTAATGAACTTGAACGGAAGTTCAATATCCAAAAGGTCGATACCGCCGGCATTGTCGTCCTTGTTCTTCACTTGGGCCTTTCCTGTCATCAACAAAGAACCGACAACGATGTCCATGCGCTTATGAGCGGCAAGGAGCACTTGACGGTAGTCGTCGTAGATGAAGTTTACGATGTCCTGCATGGCGGCAACCTGGTCGGCAGTCTTGGCCGCATTGAACTTATCCACCAAGTCCTGAAGTTCGGACAAACGGTCGATGGAAATCTGATAGCGGTCGCCCAAATAGGCAATCTCTCCATATCCCGAACCGATGTTCCGGCGTTCGCGGATGGGTTTCTCGCCGTAACGGGAGTTGATGGAACCAGCCATCACACCCGTAACCTGGCCGATATAGTCCTTGAAAACACGGGTAGTAGTTCTGCGGAAGTCCAGGTATTGCTGCCAGTAGATTGTATCCTTGCGGGTCTGAAGGACGCGCTGGATAACGGCATTAACGATTTTAGGGTCGTTAAACAGGGTATAGATAGTTAGCATCATATCTTTGTCCTCCTTTCTTTATTTACTTGCGATAATACCTGCGTTTCTCAATGATGTTAGAAGAGCGTTCAACTGTGTGTGTGCATCTTCCTGACCTGTTGCATCATCAACCTTTGCCCCCTGCTTTACCAGTCCCAAGGTGCTTGAGTTGGCTGCCTGATAGGTTGTGTTGTTGTCCGTCCAAGGAACTTCAACATAAGCTTTGCCGCCTTCCAATGCTATTGGATATTTCTTTCCGCTTTGAGCGAATCCCAACTGAATACCACCCATTACAGAATCGGACGCTTCTGGAAGCTCATACGAAACACCAGACGGTGATTGTACACCTGCAGCGTTGAACTGGAAATGCGGCATGTTAGCCTTATCAATGTCAGAGAAAGGCATAACCAATTTGGTAGGCTCGATTTCAAATGCTCGCATCAAAAGAGCAACTAATACGATGCCTTCTTCAACTTGAACTCTTTCGTACAAAGCTGAGTTAGCAATGACTTTCGGGGTTGTACCGCTTACTGCTGTAGCTTCATAGAGTACAGTACCTGCTTCCAAAGTATCACCAAAGTCAGCTGCTAAGGTCAACTTGTCGAAAGCCTTGTCTGATTTGTCAATGGCGTTGATGGTAGCCCCATGTGCACCATTGCCCAAGTGCATACCTGCATAAGCCAAAGAATTCTTCTTGATTTTCAAAGTGGTATTGGAACCAGTTGTAAACTTTTCATAGACTTCCACACGGATGGCCACTTGGGCAGTTTTCTTTACCAGATCAGCGGCTATCGGCGTGAAAGATGGGAGGAACGAACCAGCTACAAGGTTGGTCGTGTCCAGCTTATATGGGCCTCTGCGTCTGCGTCCGGTCTCCACGTCATAGCGTTCCTCTACAGACGGTTCAGGCTCCATGTTGTACTTAAATCCTGCTGCCATAAATTACTTGTTCTGTTGTTCGACAATAGATTTTGTGTCCGCCTCAATCATTTTAGCGAACTCGCTTGCTTCCTGCTCCTGCTTTTGTTCTGCAGTTTCAGGTGCTTTTGCGAATTGAAATCCGCTGTTAGACATATCCTGCTTCATGTCCTTGAAATAAGTATCCAAGTCCGTGTTTTCAGGAATATTGCGGTCTTTCAGCATAAATTCGGGAATACCGTACTTCTTCGCCACTGCTGAAATCTGAGAATTGCGCTGCGCCTGCGCTTCATTTTCCTCCATTTTGGCAAGCTTGTCAGCAAACGGCTTGATACCAGCGGCAATGCCGTCGGCAATCATCTTTGCGATGTCCGTTTCCTGCGGTTTGGGAGGATCTGTTGGTTTCGGGGGCTCAGGTTTCGGTGTCTCGATTGGTTTTCCGTCTTTCAGTCCATGCTTCTTTTCGTAGTTGGAAACAGCGGAAGTCTGCGCTTGTCCTGCACGGAAATCACCATAGTTTTGCATCACGTCCTGAAAAGAGATACCCTCAACGATGGAGGTCACCTTCGTTTCGTCCGTTATACCCTCAGCCTTTTTCGTAGCTATACGGGTAAGTGTAGCAGTGTCCACCCCAGAAAACTTCTGTTGCAGTCCTGCCAAGATTTGTTCAAAGATTGTCATACCGTATGAGTTTGATTAATAATTTCATACGGTAAATTTACTTATAGAGGAAGGGAAGGGGAAATTTTAAGGCTAACGATATGAAACAATTGGAGAAATGTTCGTTTTTAGCCATCTTCGATATTTGATTACATTTAATTAACTATAGTTATGTTTTATATTTAATATTATTTCATACATTTGCGATGCAATTTTAAAAAAATATATATTATGGACTATCGAAAACCTAAATTCGTAAATTCGCCAAGAGCGCACGTTGAAGTCGTAAAAGTTATTTATGACGGTGGTGTTAACGGTGATGATTTTTCTATTGCCATTATTAAATGGGACGGCTGCCCAAGAATCGGAGTAAGATGGAATATCTCATCTGCAGAATATGAAGATGAAAGAAAGATGAATGGACAGGCAGAGTGTATTGGTAATCCTATTTCAAGAGGTGTCCCAACTTGGTTTGTGCTTCCTATTAATGGTCCAGAAGAACCTGTAACTCCTTTTGGAATGTACTTGAATATAGCAATAGAAGAATTAAACAAGCTGAAATGAAGAAAGATAGGTTGCTAATATTAAAGCAACCTATCTTTTTATTATTAAACCTTCGCCTGTTCCTTCTTAATCGCTTCGATTTCATCAAGTACATTATCTACATTCCCCACAAAGGTGATGGCCCGCTGCTGTGACCAAATCTCTCCATCCTTGGCCTTGATGGCGGTATCTATCTTATCCTTGATATCCTCCAACCTATAAGGCTGCATCTGTACGTCCACGTCTATGGTCTCGGAGGCTGTTTCTAGTGTGGAATTCACGGAACCCAACGCAGAAACAAGGAAGTTAACACGCCGTTGCATGAACTCGCCGACCGTTTCATTCAGGTTCTCCACATTCAGGTGGGTGGACATGAACACATAGTCAAAAGTCACACCGGAAACAGCGTTACCAGTTCCTTTCAGGGAGTCAAAAGAAATTCGTGGTGTATTGGTCAGCCCGTAAATCTGACTCAACAGCGTCTCCACCTCGAATTTAACTGTATCCGGCACTTGCGACCAAGTAAGATACTGGGCGTTCGCCCCCTGCCCGGTAAGCTCTACTACCCTATTTTTGAACTCACCGGAGAAGTTCTGTACATCACCGAACAGCATGAGGATAGGGAAAAAGTGATAGTCGATACAATCTGCATAGTTTGAAAGAAGTTTCTCCAACCTTACACGAAGACTCTTAATTTTCTCACAGTATGCTTCAGGACGGTACATATAAATCACAGGCATCTTCTTGAACCCATGAGCGAACGAGCCTTTGTCGGCCCAGTTGCTCGTCAGTTCCCACTGGTAAACCATATCCTTGGTGATGGTCATGAAACAAGTTATCTCAACATCATCCAGGTCTTTCTTCTTGTACTCACGAGAAAGAGCTACCAAATCCCCCTGGTCATTGAAGAAAGGGTATAGTTTATCGCCACGGAATGGGGACCAAATGGCACTTCTTAGGCGGTACTCAGGTTTTGACTTACCGAATATACCAGAAATTTTTCTTTTGAGCTTTGCCCAAAAGCCATCATCTTTCACTACGTACCAATATTCGGCCACTTCCTGCTCGGCCAGCCACGCCCGGACAACCTTTTTGTTTTGGTATTTCAGTTTGTTTTTCTTGAATACCTGCTTCAAGGCAGAAAGAAGGCTTTCTTCTGATTCATCTGGCTGGCAATCAAGTACAGGTTCAGTTCCAACAGTGAAAGCTGTCTGAAGGTTCACGATGTCTTGCTCAATAGGTAACGCAATCCGATTCGGCTCAACTTCTTTCTTTACTGCCGGTTCAACATACTCTTTACCGGTTGTCGGGTCTGTAATCCGTTTCTCTGGCTGGGTTGTGATTTTGATTTTAGGATATTTCTCCTCGTCAATCACTATCTCATGCCTGTTCGGGTTCCAGTCGTTATAAAGGGCATGAGCATTAGGAAGCTCAGTCTTTCGTACTTTTTTCAGATAGTAGATTTTTCTCTCTATTTCAGGTATAGCTAAAATTTCTTCTAAGGTTCTCATATTATTACATTTATTGTTCCAACTTTAAAAGGTAATCCATATTAGTCCAGCCGCCATTAGCCTTTATGCTAATTATTTTCTTTTCTAACAAGTTTTTTGGAATTGCATCGTTCAAAACTCCATAGCGGTATTCGTATTTTTTATAATCCAACCAACTCACGTTTGGACTATAAATTTCAAACTTACCCCATTCTCCTTTTCTTTCAATGAGAACTAAGTTTATGAACTCACCAACTGTATGAGGTCTATCCAGTTTTACATCGTAATAAGCTGAACAGTCTCCAGACTCTTCTGAGGTTTGTATAAAGCGTATCATATTCTAAAGTTTAATGTCCAAATATTCCTGAAACGTCTTTGGGTTTCATAATTCTACCGAGAAGTTCTCCCAGTACATAATACCGTGCAGCGTCAATACCGTGGTTATCGTGGTCTTCTGGCTCGTTGATGTAGTTTCCGTCCTTATCCTTTGCCCAGACATAATTTCTGAACTCCCTTTGCAGGTTATAAGAACGCTTGGTGATGAATATTTCCATTCCCTGCATCTTGTCAATACCGGCATTGACAGAACCTTGCCCTTTCTCTACCGCGTATATTTTAATCCCTCCGTTATGAATCTCCTGGATGAGTCGCGGGTCTGCACTGTCGGCAATCACTCTCAAATTCCACGGGCGTAGCGTCTTTATAATATCCCCAGAAAGTAATCCAGTTCTATAATCCACTTCATCCAGATAAAGCGCATTGTCGATGATGCCGCAGCGAATGGTAGCTGATGGGTCATTGGTGTAACCAAAGTCCTGTCCGATAGCCACCTTCTTGCACCACATGGGGAACTCATCCACGATACCCCATTTCTTGAACACGGCACCTTCGGCTACGTCTGCCCATCGGCCGATGACGGTGTGGGCATATTTCTCAGGATTCTTCTCCTTCATTTCCTTGACTTCATTCAGGAACTCCGGGGAAAGATTCTCGATATTGTCGAAATAGGTTGTATGAATATGGAGCACATTCGGATGAGTGGAAACTTGTACCTGCACTCCGTCAATCTCCACCAGCCTGTGAGTGTTCTCTATAAATCGCTTGTAAACCCAGTGGTTCGAGTCTGTCGGGTTCATCACGATAATGATGCGGTTCTGGATTCCCTTCTGACGGATAGAAAGCATGATGGTTTCGAACTCTTTCTCCGACACCCACTCCTCGGCTTCATCGACCACGAAAGTGGTTATACCGTGAATAGATTTCAGTTTGGCCGTCTGCACGCCCGATGACGTCTTGATACCTCGAAACATTACACACCCGCCACTACGGAGATTTTTCACATCTGTCTTTGTACTTCGGAAATACTTAGAGTGGCCATCCAAATCTACCTTCTCCATGAATTCAGGGATAACGGATATATGAGCCGAAACCATCGTGTAGCGGGTATAGAGTATCTGATGGACAATTCTCTTTTCCGGTGAAGGGTGACGTACCTCAAAAAGTAATCGCTCAATGAACGTAGATACATTGAACGACTTACCACTACCACGCCCTCCGGTTACAAGAATGATGAACTTATCCTTGTTGTGGTAGAGCGGCGCATATATTTTCTGGGACTTAATCTTCACTCTCGTTTTCCTCCATCCATTTGTCTATGTCGATGCCATTCTCACGCTGAAGGTCGTTTTCTTCATCTTGTGTTTCTCCGAACCCTTCTTTCCTTCCTAATGTAGAAAGCAGATACCGAATCATATACCCATCTGGTCGCTCACGCCATCCGATAAAGTTCCCCTTCTCGTCTTTCTCAGGAACGCCAAGAGCAAGTATACGCGCAGATAGAAGGCATTCATCTACCAAAGAACCTCTTTCATCTGAGATAGCATCCTTGAATAGCTCATCGGCTTTAGCCCAGTCATATACGGTCTTTCGCGTCACACGGAACGTGGCAGCTACTTTGGAAAGATTACCTCCAGTTTTATGAAGGACCTCTCTGAATTTTAATATGTCCGGCTTCTTTCCCATGCGCGCGTACTTGTTTACTTTGGTTACTCAATTCCAAATTCGACCCTGTCCATAAACTCCTTTCCGTCAATATAACGTTCATCAAATCCATAACCGAACATTTCCATGAAGTTTGCCCTTTCTGTAGGACTTTTGAAAGACAAAACGACATAACTCAGCATTCCATTATCCTTTTCGAAACTGTTCTGACTACCTATCCTATCTTTTATTTTTTGCACCTCATTGTGACGTGCAATCTGATTCTCTTTAGAATCCTCATAAAAATTATTGGAACGATTAATACCTTTATTTTCATCACCATCTTTAGTAACTTCATCTATGGCTGATAATGAATCATCCAATATATCTTCCTTTCTCCAAATATCATCATTGATAGAAAAGTCAAAATCACCGATTCCAAGCATATTCAAATCGAAGTCATTCAATCCGGCAAGATTATAATCTATTCCATCAAGCATATCTTTAAGCATATCTGAATCAAATTCTCCTTGTACGCTTCTGTTATTCATGAATATGTTTTGTTCTTTTTCTGTCTTTTCATCCATGTGAACAACTTCGACCCGAATTGAATAGTCATTATCTTTTGTTACTGGATTGTATTTGTTTACCTCATCAATGATGGAGATCCTTTGATGACCAGACACAAGATTTCCTGTGTTCTCGTTCCATACGATACCGCCCAACAATCCTACGCGTTTCATATTAGCCTTCAGGCTTTTCTTGGCTTCCTTAGTAATTTTTCGTGGATTGTACATTGCGAAGTTGATTTCGCTTCGTTTGATTTCACGACTTTCTGGTTTATTTATTTTGTTCTCTTTCATAATCGAATATCAATTTTTCGCTAAATGGGAACTCTCTCAAGACTTTTACATAATCGTTTGGATATTCATTCTTCATTAATAAAAGCGTTTTGAGGTCTATGGTGAACCCTTGGCTTATTGCGTCAGTATCATATACAAACGGCTTTATCAGATTCCTTTGGATGATATATTGAAGAACTTCTTTGTTTGTCCAAAGAGCTAAAGGGTAAACCATACCTTTGGCTGTTACGTATCCAGTCTTTGCGAATTTCTTTAGACGCATCCGTTTCATATAACCATCTACTCCCTTCATCCCACTAAATCCGTATGTAATTCCTGTTTCTTCTCTTACGGCTTGCTCTATTTCACCAATTTTTCTTGGCTTGATTGAAGTATCTGGTTCACGAAAAAAGCCACAAGCGTCATAATAATCTCGTTGAAAATGCTTTATTTGTCGAACTTCTACATTCTTATATCGTCTTTCTGCCCATCTTATATAAGGTTGAACATGTTCTAAACCGGGAATAAGATACATATAATAACATATAACCTTATCAAATATGCTAGCGAGCATATCTAATAAAACTATACTATCCTTACCTCCGGCTGAATAATATAATACAGCAGTATCCGTTTTTTCACGGATACTCTGTATTATCTGCATAGAAAGTAAATATTTGTTCATTACTTACCACCAGCTCCACCAAAGGCAACATTTAAATCATATCGCCTTTGTTCTCTACTACCTAATTGTGAGGCACTTGCTGTATTTCTGCGGTTGGCCACTAGTCTACCGCCTAAACCGGCACCATTCATATTTCTTCTTGGCCCGGCAATCCTGTTTATTGTTCTTACGACTCTACTTTAAGTTTTTAAAAGTTAGACATTTTCCGTACTTATCACTTTACCAAGATGATACCATACCTGACTTATTAGATATTCTACACCGTTTTCTATTTTTGTAAGATCATTGCCTTCTTCATCAGTGAAGATAATATACTCTGCGTATTTTACTTCTACCTTGAGTCGTGGGGCATTTTTTCGCCTACCATTTATCAGATATAAAGCATCATATTTAACAGGTATGATCTCTATATTTTCGCTATCACCAGGTATATCTTCTTGCCGTTTATAATCTATACCTTTGTGTTTAAAATAGACATATCTTGTTACGTTAGAAGGATAGACGTATCTGTGCTCAACGTTTTGTTTGCCATTAAGGATGTCTTGAAAACATTCTTTGTTAATCTGTAATGTCAACACTTTCATAATCGTGTAAAGTTTAAAACTAGTTGCGGGTGATGGTACCGCCCCACCTATCTCTACCAAGTCAAAGTAGCGAGATGTCTTTTTCTCTAACCCGCGATGGTATCTATACAAAGATACCTCATTATGAAGACAATTATAAATAACAATTCAATACATACGAAACAATTCGCTAATTGTTTGATAATAAATCCGGGTTGTGCTCATTGATGATACTTTCAACTATCACTTTTGCTTGTTCTATGCCATCTTTATAGCCTCTAGCATAGTCTGTTCTTGTAGACAAGTAGCTGGTATCATTACCCAGCCACTTGATTATTTCTTGTAGTATTTCTTTTTCTTTCATAGCCATCTCAAATTAGAATAATACACACCGTTCAATTTTGAATAATCACCATATAGCTTTACTTGGCCTTTGTACATCATTGCAAACCTAGAACCACCTATTGCAGCCATCATTATTGCTTCTGTCACCTTAGAGTTATAACCATATTGCTTTATAAGGGGATAAACTTGGCTTCTAAAGAAGATTTCACTGTCTGTCATATCATTTACTGATTGGATAGGCAAAACGCCATTGTGGGCAAAATAAACACCATTCTCAACAAAAGGGTGACAGTTCTTTCTACACTTAGAACCATGTGTCGCCCACCTCATGTGAATGATACATTCTTCATCTACACCCACCTTAGAAAGATGAGCTAAAAACTTTTGATAGTCCATTGTCTTATATCTGTGCCTTGAAGACACGAAACCATATCCATGATGATTAACTCTCTGAATTTTATTTAAGATGTCCAAATCGGGCATCTGGACATCTTTAGGCTTATATATAATACAGCACATATCTGATTGATTTTAAGCGTGCGAGGCTCATGCAAGAACCTCAGCACGTGATTTGAAGAATGACTTTTCTTTCTTTGTTAAGAAAGGTATCTCGTCGATTGAAGTAACCTCTGAATTCAGCACGTTCTTTTTAGACCAAGCTACCAGTTTGGCACAAAAGTTGACCCAATTAGAGATTTTCTCAAAGTCTGTAGAGCCTTGATGCTGTCTGAACTCGATGGTTTGATGGCGGGTGTAAGAACAGGCATTTACCTTGAAATATCTATTACCATTCATGACGCTTAGAACATCATATTTTGTCAGACACATAGAAAAGTCCTTACCTATTAGTGTTCTGCACCACTGACTGTCGTTGGCACGCCTTGACCTCGCCATGAACGTATCAATTACCCTCTCTAACCTCTGATAGTTCTTAAAGACATTTACATAAGCCTCGTCAGACAGATTCTGTGCACCTATATGAACATGCAAACCAGTAGACCTGTTAACCTGTGCATTTGCCTCATTCAACGCCTTGCAGCAGTTTTCGAGGCTTTTCATGCCCTCTCTGCCTGTGAGAACTGGCGAGACACATTCAATAGGATTTTCGCTTCTGATAGACGAATCTGACACAAATTTGTAGTAGCGGTTGTTATCTGTGTGGTTGTAACCTTCGTACTGAAAAGGCATTGCATTTCTCGTTGCGCTTTCTCTCATAAGGCTGGCAGCTACCAGGCATTCAATCTCTACGCCAAAGGTAAACTTATGAACCTCTCTGACTTGTTTAGGTAATTCAGAAAGCAGAAGTTCAATCTCATACTTTCTCAAACCTAACTTGATGAAAGCCTCTTTCTTTGCAGCCTTAGAACCTTTCATGTTCTTAATGTCTTGGATTTCTTCGTTCAATGTCTTCATAATCGTGTGTATTGAAAATTAATAATCGTGTGTAATTGCAGGGCTTTCGCCCTGCTGCTATTTATAAAGTCGTTTCTACTACCTTATGAAACTTTCTAATATTGTATGCACCTGTACCGCAGCCCATGTTTGACGCTGATGTTACGGCAAACTCGAGTGCTGTCATAACGTCTAAACTTGCATCTATAGCTTCATTCTTAGCTTTCTCATACTCTCGTGCATTAACTGTTGTTTCTTGAACCTTCTCAGCTTCTTGAATTCTTTTAAGAGCTTCGTTGATAACTTTGATTTGTCCTTTAATCTCTTTGATGAAATCACTACTAATTGTCTTCATAATCGTATGCGTTTAAATAGTTATTCAAATTATGTTTTGATTTTCTGATTGCAAATATCAAACTTTATTTTGAATAAACAAAACTTTTAGAAGAAATTTTTCAAATTATTTTTTGATACTAATATTTGATATATCTATGTATAATTTGAAAAATGTTCCTATATTTGCATCAAACTATAATTTGAATAATATGTTACGAGTTCAAGAAATCTGTAAGGAGAAAGGAATAACCATGCAGGATTTAGCGAAGAAGATGGGAGTAACCTACCAGGCGTTATATGCCGCCGTTTCCGGCAACCCTACTATTGGAAAATTGGGAGATATAGCCCAAGCACTAGGGGTTAATATAGTAGATTTGTTTGAAGGGAATTCACAAGATTCCGAAGTGAATGGCTACGTGAAAGTAAAAGGAACTCTTTATGAAGTTCACTCGTTTGAGGATCTGAAGAAGTTATTGGAATTGAAAGAATGAAAGTTATGAGAAAGTTATTATTTATCTTTTTGCTTATTTGTTCGATAAAAAGTTCAGCTCAAATAGATACAATATGTATTACAAGACTGAATCTTAACGGAAATGTTAAGAAGGTCTCTGAATTTACTTTTAAGGCTATTGATAAATTGGGTACCATCCAAAAGGGAGAAATGGTTGACGAAAAGTTTTCTATTGATAATGAATACAGAAAGACAAATATTTCGTATTCGTTTAATGAAAAGACTTTGCAAACAGAATACGCAGAATATTGGAATCCGACATCAATAAAGAAGATTAAAAATTATTCTTACTTAAACGGAAATATTAGTGATACATTTGAAAAAATGTTATTTTCTGACGCAACTATTACGATAAAAGAAATTTTCAAATATAATGGTATTGGTTTGGTGGAATCTTGTATAAGATATAGAAATGATAATTTATTTGAGAAGTATTTATATACTTATGACACAAAGAACAATATCACAAAAGAACTGAATATTGATAGTAATGGGGATATTGAAAAAGAAACTACTTATGAAAGGCGGTATATGCAAGGGAAAGAAGTCTTTTGTAAGAAAATAGATCCAGATTATGGCATTGATATTAAAGAAACAAAATACGATTCCATTGGTAGACTAATTACTGAAAAGATAAACTATGATAATAACTTTATCCGAGTGATAAAATATTCATATACATATTTTAGTAAGATAAAATCAAAAATAGAGTTCAATGAAGATGGTGATCTTGTTGTAAGTACAAATTATAAATATGATGATTTACATAGACCAGTAGAAATTAAAAATGTTTTTAGCGATGGTAAATGCACTACAACTTCTATAGTTTATGATGGAGACACTCTGATAGAATCATCAACGATGTCTGATGGCAATAAAGAAAATAAAGTTATATATCAAGGAAATATTATAGAATATAAAAAGAATAATGACACTTTTAAATATGAATATGTTTTTGACGAGAAAGGAAACTGGACGAAGATGACAGAATTTAAAAATACTGTTCCGACATTTATAAGAGAAAGAAGAATATTATATAACGACAAATAAGTATTACTTCGCTTCGAGACTTTATTATAAAAATTCGCAATAGAGAAAGGAGAATAAGTATGGAAATAGATACATTGGTCAATGTTATTACAATTATTTTGGCTGTAGGGAATTTTATATGTCTTTATAGTATATCCCGAAAGAAAGCTTATAATGAAGAAAAAGGAAAGAATCTTGCTACAAAGGAAGATATAGCAGATATAACCAGAAGAATAGAATCAGTAAAGGATAGCTATAATAAAGCTTTAGAGGCTCACAAAATAGAACTTCAGAAGGAATTTGAATCACACAAGTATATAATGGGTCTATGTTGTTCATTAGATAACATCTTGTTAAAACATATATCTTCATGCCTGAAGGCAGATAGTCAAAAAACAATTGATTATTACAATAATGACAATAATCTATTGAATGAAAATAGCAAGTTAGCATCGTTTTTATATACATACAGGTATAGATACGATTCAAGCTATACTTTACAACAACTAAGGGAGCAATCTTCAAAGATAGATTCTGAATACAAAGAGAATATTTACATTTTGTTTGATGATGGAGATAGTAATATTTATCATAGAATTCGATATGCTGATAAGGAACAGCTACTAAAGGTATTGAATGAGTCCTTAATGTATTTCCTCCCTCCAATTGACAAAAAGCCGGAAGCATAACGCTCCGGCTTTATTCACTTGATTAGTTCTTTGACCTTCAACCTTTCTACAATTTGATTGTAAAGATACTCTATATCCTGCCGGAAATCCTTATACTGCTGGTAGATAAAGGAAACATCGGCGATATTGTTCGATATTACACACGGAGAAACATCTGGGAATACACCTGCAATCTCGGCCCGAATCCCGTTCGGCAGCCGCCCGCCAGCAAGTACACTAGGGGCGAACAGGAACAGGACGATGAAGAGAAACTTCTTCCGCTGGGTGACGCTCTCAGGATTGGGCGGGCATGCCATCCCGGCCAACAGTTCCCTGAACCAGGAATAAAGCTCGGGAATAAGCGACAAATCCTCCAGCATTGGAATGGATAATTCGTTTTCTCTTTCGGATAATCTTGATTTCTGTTCACGTATTGATTTCAATTCCACGATTGATGAAAATTCTTTTGTCATAGCACGATAGATTTAGAATGAATTAGTATATTTGCATCATAATCGTGTGTGGGAGTTGGCTTAATCGTGTGGGCTGGCTCCCTTTTTTAATATGCCTTTCCTCCGTGCATAAACGGGCGAAGTTCGTTGTATTTCATCTTCTGTTCGATGTACCAGAAGATGTCGATGTCTTTCTTTACGCAAAACCCCATGATTTCCATCAAAGCTACTCTTAGACAGCTATCGAAGGAATGCGTTTCGATGAAATCTGTATTTGCCAAGTTGCATACCAAGAAAAATATGGATTCTGTAAAGGTCCAGTCAAAGAATTCCTCGGAACATTTCAAATCATCAAGAGTGACTTCACCTAAATCTACATTTCTCAATCCGGCCAGATCCAGCAGTCGAATGCAGGCGTCGGCAAATTCATCCTCCACACTGTCTTTGATGTCATGTTTGAAAGCGTATATAAATTCGTCATCATCACGTCTCCTCTGCTTCATATAATATTCAAAAATATCCCGGTTAGCGTGCATTCCTTTCCGGTCAGCTTCCACCGCTTCCATCAGTTCGGATATGACCAAACATAGGAAATGTTCGTTGCTATACTCTTTTTCATGCCAACCGTGGACTACTGCGCACTGGTAGGCTTTATCTCTTAGGTCGTTCAGGTTCTTCATTTCAGGTATTATTTGTATTCTTATGTTAACTTTGTTACGTTATCGAAACAAAATAATCGAATTAACATTTTCATATAGAAAAATGCGTTATATTTGCAACGCATTTGATTTGGAGCACTAACACTCCTTCCGGCGAACTGTCATTCGCCTCCTCTGGTCCCATCTCACACGAGAAAAGACATAAGCCCTTAGTCCTGCTAACTTTGGGCTTTTTTTAGTTGAACTTGACAGGGTTCAACTAATGAAGGATGTTGATAGCAGGTCAGCATCCAAATCGGAAAGGAGGTGTTAGTGTGAAGAATCAAATGCAAGATGAAAGCGGCAAGATACGTGTATTTTGTCGGTATATCGTGAAGAATGGTAAGAGAATCTATCCAAAGAAATCTCTATACTTCTCTTTTTTGGTAGACTGTAAGAAAACAGCATAATACCGCTTTTTAGGGGGTGAGCAGGCATCCCCTTCTTTATATTCTTATGTCAACCGCATTTTGTTATCTGATTCCATAGCCTCGCATATTTTCAAGATGCAATCAACATTTTCTTCATTCAACCATTCCTTGGCCACATTATATGCAATGCTTTTGCTTGGTTTGAAATTATCAAGTCGTATGCTATGGTGAGATAATCTACCTTCAGTAGGTTTTAATCCTGCATCGTGCAGCTCACATAGACCGTCTTTGTAGAATGTACACAAATCACCTTCTTGTTTGGCCTGTATCATCGGTATAGATGTATCAATAACTCCCATAATAATACCTACAAGCCATTCCGTTGGCGCTAGCCTTTCTTTATATCCAGCTTCGATAAGTCTAAATATATCTTGCGGAGTACCCAAACAAGGCGTATGACATTGCTGCTTGCATAAACTGCATTTGCATTGTACAGGCTTGCGACCGGTCTTCCTAATTATACGCTGTAACGGCGTTACATTTATAAGTGAACTCATTTTCCTTCTCCTTTCAGATATTCTTTGTTAAATTGTTTATTATCAATCAACCAACGAATAACTGATATACAGGATTCAAATGGTGATTCGGTTTCAAAATACTCTATGCACGGGTAAGACAAATTCCATAATTTGTTCTCATTATCGTGAAACAAGCAAAAAACATTTTCTTGATTGCCTATTTTTATATTGGTCGGCAATAACTCTAATAATCGGCTAAGGCTCCATGCAGGAATATCCCTTCCCCATAGACTATCAAAGACTTCTTCTCCAGTCATTGCCATTCCATTCGTATGTTTATGAAAAGGCATTTTCAGCTTAGCTATTCTTTCTGGAGTCCAAAACTTTCCTCTTAATGTAGGAGGTTTAGCTTGAAGTTCCCATTCCAATGATTTTACTCGGCTTTTAGTGTAGTGATACACCATATCTGCCGTTTCCGGTTTAATTCCAAGAGCAAGCATTCTTTCAGACTGCTCACGTGTAGTGGCTATTTGTGATTTAAATTCCATGCTATTCTTCCAAATTATAATTCCAAAAACTAAGTTTACCTTTCACATCACGGATAGGTTTATCAAACAGTACCGCATCCTTCAGTACCCAGTTCCAGCAACCTTTCTCTGCCCAGACAGACGGATGGTTCTGAACACAATCTGCTATTACTACACTACCAATGATGGCGCCAAACTCCCATTTCTCCGAAATGCTTTTCTCGGTAATCAATGGAAAGGCTTGTTTCATCTGTTCATTTGTTAAGTTAATCTCAAACTTCTTACAATGACAACAGCTTGCATGTATCAGAACCCTTTGGCCGATATACTTCTGAGGACATTTCCAGGTCCGGTTCTCGATGTCCTTAATACCGTGAGCGATTAAACTAGCCCACGGCTGTTTGATGGATATGGCTTTCATAAATTTCATTTTAAAATAAGGGACATATCCGAATGAAAAGAGTAAAGTGCCTAATTTTAAACTTATCACCATGAGTTTTTGGATATGCCCCTTTTAATTTCTATTTTTGCTTTTGCCTAATTTTAAATTTTATTTATCATGGATAATAGTGAAATCTCAAAAGAAAGAGCAGAAGAAATATATGGTGCTCTTAAAAGAAAATGTCCTTCGTTTGAATGTCCAGTTTGTAAATGCAAAACATTTAACTTAGTTGCAAGTGAGGTTTTTCTTCCTTTACCAATGAGAGGAGAAAACAATATAATTCTCGCTCCTTCCAGAGGACGAAAATGTGTCGCCCAAATATGCAATAATTGTGGCAATACATTAATTTTTGATCTTGACACACTATTCAAATGACATAGGATAAACCTTATCAACGACCTGCGATTTAGCTTCAATAATTGCAGGTCGTTTTTTTAATTCAGCAATCAGAACATCTGCTTGTTCAACACTTAATTTCGCTGCATCCTCTAAAGTAATTTCATTACGCATAAGAACAGAGACACATTCCTTTGCAATTTCATACCTACGCTGTTCCCAATCTATATTATCCCAACCGGTAATAGTAAGATAGGTTGCAGGAACGTAAGTCATACATCCATCTAATTCACAAAGATAACACATACCGTATGGCGCATTAAGCACATCAGCAGCATCAGCCTCCATGCCTTTGATGATAGCTACCTCTGTTCCTTTTTCTATTTCAGTTCTATTAAAATCCCATGATACTTTTAGTTTAGCTTTCATTGTTCAATCCTCCTTTCCAATCTTGTAAATCTGATAATACATTCCTGCCATTAATCTTAATGCTCTTGCATTAAAATCATACCGTTCTGCCCTCTCATAACTACCTTGATTTTCCGCTTTCCTCATTTTCGATTCCTCTTCGTCAGATAGCAATGAAAACTTCTTGCTCATTCTTTGCATTGCCTCCCTTAAAAGTCGATTATATTCATCACGAGGGATTGTGTTTATTGCCCTTCTCATATCTTTTCAATTTTTGTAATACATTCCTCTGCGCAACACCTGTTGCTTTTTACCCAATATCTATCATCAAGCTTAAAAGCTTCCACGATCTCTGTCTTTACACCGTCTGACACCGTTACCCGATATTGGTTGTCCGGGTTATAACGTGCCATGAATATCCTGTCTGCACCGCATGCAGCCGGACGTTGTTTGAACTCGCCATCGTACACCAACCTCAAAGTCCAGTCATAAAGACATTGCCGTTGCGAAGGAGAGAGCAGACTATACCAATCGTCCACGTATTTCAAAATTGTGCTACTCCGAAGATGACTACCTCGCAGACAAGATTCAAGGAGGTAGTGCATTTCAAATATATCCAAGTCTACTGTCATGTATCAGTCCTCCGTATTTGCATTATCATTGTAAGTTATATCAACAGAAAACAACTGTGCATCAGTTATTCCAACCTTGTGTTTGTCCTGCCATTTTCGTATGCGTCGAAATACTTTCTCATTCTCTGCGTCTGTAAGAAACCCTTGGACGAAAAGATAGGCTCTGCAAAAATCAGATTTAGCAAGATTTTCTCTCATTTCTTCTTGTTTCATGTATCAGTCCTCCGTATCAAGTACTAAATCGTCAATATAAGCAAACATCTTGACCTCAACCTCTATTCCCTTCAATTCCCGTATATCCTCAAACAACATAAACAGCCCATTTCTGAACCTTACCAGAATACACCTATTGGTTTGCCCTTTTTTCAGGTCATCATGCCAAACGCTGTTTATGCGCCATTTTGCTCCTTCAATAAAATCAGCCATGCAGACCTGTTCGTTACCTGTTCTCCATAGTGGGCGACAAGCTTCACTGGCATATTCAGCCGCAGCTTTTTCAATATCGACTTTAGTCATAACTTGTTCTTTGGAATGTATTCGTCTGATTCTTCATCATACACATAGCAATCTGGACAATAATCTTTCCCGTCAATATTGGTCCAACCATTTTCATAGGCTGACTCTGCTGCATAATTTTCATCGCTCCAAGCAACATAGCCATTAAAATCGTCAATATGTGATTTACCACATCCATCACACATACATTGGTACATATCTACTTTTCTAATCATATTCGTTTCTACTTTACATCTATCCCAGCAGCCACCACATGACTGTCAGGAACAGGTAATACAATTTCGTTTTCATTTATTATTCAAATCAGATTTAATGCTTCAAACACTCCTGTGCTGAGTGCTTCTTCGTAGCTATTAAATTTTACATTCTTTCTGTCAGAAAGTCCTATCAAATTGTGATTTGGGATTGTCAGTATTTCGTACAGCCAGTAATCTTCACTCATATAAATCACTTCAACATGAAGACCTTTGACTGACCTAAGCCACTTCTGTGCTTCATATAAAGTTGGCCGTGAATATGCCGTAAGCCTGTTGAAGTTATCAGCAATACTTCTGAACTTTATAAACCCTTCTAACGTGTAGAACGAGTCACATGGCAAACAATAACCTTTTTCTTTTAGTAACTTTGCCACCTCAAACGAAACATAATCTTCTCTTCTCATATCTCTCCCTCCTTCAACGCTTTTACATATCTTTCCAGCAGATCCTTCAGCATCCTGATGGTGTCCGTCGGCATCTGAATGACAGGACGTCCACACGTATATCCGTTCTTATAGCTTGTATAGAACACCAGAAGCATTTCATCTTCAAAATTCAGTTCATAGAGTGCCCCCGTCGCCTCTCCGAAATCGAACTCCAAGTCTATGTCTTCATCCTCCAGCATATCTTCCAGTTCCCAAGATTCCAGAACGAAGCCGTCCATACCGCGCTTGTCTTCATTAATGTCTGCCAGCAGGCAGTAAATCTCACCGTAGAGCCTGAAACGCTCCAGCATGTCTTCTTTTGTTGTATTTAAATCCATAATGTATTGATTAATTAGTTCATTAAACTTTCTTTTTCATGTGTTTCCTGTATTTAGATGGTATAAACCGTTTTAATTTCGGAAGAGAGGTAGATACAAGATACATCCAAGTATCCCACCTGCTTCCCTCATGCACCCTGCTTGGCTGAGAGCAAGTCTGCCCATAGCAGCTTCCATTTTTATTCTCAGCTTTACATTTCACGCAACACCCATCGCACTCGGATGACAGATGACAAAGGATACAGGCCTGCTCCTTGCTGATGCCATAATCCATGTTTATTGATAGTTGTTTAGGAGTCATTTCTTTTTAAGTTTTAACTGCCCGTGTTTCCTGTATAGATTATTAAGTTCCTGGTTACACAAAATAGTGTCATACACCTGTTCGTATGAGTATTCTGGGAACCGTTCTGCTATTTCCGGAATAGTCTTATCTTCTGAAATCAACTGGATACACTTCTGTATGTCGAGATTAACAACCTTATATGGTTCATCTTTATAAGTTTCATTACGTTGCTTTTTCTGCCAATCTTTTTTCTCTGTAATACCCCATCTTGAAAGTGTTCTTGATATGGTATTACGGTCAACATTGAAGTTTTCTGCTAGTCTTCTTAATGGAACGCCCCAGTTGTATTGTTCTATAACCTTATCTTTGACTGCATCAAGTTTTACATTCTCAGACAAACGACCTATCGGGCGACCAACCAACACACCAAGCTTCATCCTTAATCTAAGTCCTTCCTTTGTCCTCTGCCGGATCATCTGTCTTTCAATTTCCGCAGATAGACCAAAAGCAAATGCAAGAACTTTACTTTGAATATCATCCCCTAAAACGAATTTGTCTTTGACTGTATAAATAATACAGCCTTTCTCCATGCAGTAGTGAAGGATATCCATAACCATATACAAATCCCTACCAAGACGGCTTATCTCGGAACATATAATCACATCATCCTTGTTAAGTAGTTGCAATAGTGGACCTAAGTTTCTTTTATCCGGGTCCTTTCCACCACTAACACCTTCATCGGTTATATATTTATCAATATTCCAGTTCTTGTCTTTAGCAAACTGTTCAACTCCCTGCTTTTGGGAATTGACATCCTGTTCGTCAGAGGAAACTCTTAAATATCCGTATATCATATCCACATTTTTTTAATGTTATACCTTTCTTCCATGAAGTCCTTAACCCATTGTGGATGCTCAACAGCAAAAGGACTATCACTTTTTACGCTTTTAGCATTCTTCAGGAAATCCTCTATATCCTTAATGTACCGTTTTACCTCATTAACGATAGAAGCGTTAGGCACTTCCGTCCCATTTAATCTTGCTCGTTTTTGGGCATAAACTATGTCGGTCATAAGTTTGTCGTTATAGATAAACTCCATACTACCGCCATAGACATACACTATAGCCAATATCTTTGCAACAGTATCATCGGATATTGGATGAATCCCAGCTTGTGATAAACTTTCAACCCAGCTTTTATATATTCTTATCATAGACTTTTTCTCCTTCCCACCAATTGTTCTAATCGTTTCTCACATTCTGCACACTCGGTTTTCTTTCGTTCCAGCTTGTTCCTGAACTTAACCAACTCCTCATCAGTGTTCTCGTCAAAGAACATATTGTTCTGACGGTTATACTCGATATACTCATTCATCTTGTGTTCTGCTTTTGTTATTTGGGCTTTTGCAGAAATAAGTTTAGACAGACAACCTCCAACCTCCATAGGCTCTCCAGATCGCTTATCATAGGAATACAGGCTTTTAGATATAATCTGTTTAGGATATTTACATTGTAATTTTGCCATTCTCCATGTGATTACCCACTCATATCTGAAATACATTTCACGGGGAAGGTTATAGTGATACAGGTTGACTTGTTTTTCTGCATATCCGTAGTAAATAGTTACTTCAACCCATTGCTCAATCTTCAGTTCCCTTTCAGCTTTGGCCAAATCCTTTGCATACTGGAACCAATAGCTCACGCTTTCTTGCTTTCCCATAATATTTTTTCTTTTTCCACTTTACCTATACTTTACGTAAAGTCATTCAAAGTTTAAGGATAGTTGGTTATTCGGTTCTTTATACCCAGGATTTGCAAACATGAAAGACTTTCTCAGTGCTTCGGAAATTCTTTCACGCATAGCCTTGGACACATGGTTTTTGTCAGCTTCGCTGTTGATAAACAAGCATCTTTCAAGACTGCCATTGATGGGCTTCTCATCAAGAAACAAGCTGTACTCCGTGAATATACGGTTCTGCTTCCGACCGTCCTGCTCTTCATCTTTTGTCTGGTACCGCTCGAATACAGTGTCTTGAATCGTTCTCAGACACCTTTGTCCTCGCTCACTCCGACAGCCCTGTATTTCGTTCTCGAACATAACGGACAATGCACGTTTCTTGCGGACATTTCCTATTCTCGACCATCCGTAATAGACTTTCAGCTTTTTCATATCAAGCAACCTTTCGTTTTCTGATAATCCCCTTGCAAATAGCTTCACAAAGCACACGAGCCATATTCACCTCTACGGCATTTCCGATGAACTTCTTCTGGTCTGACTGGGGGCCAATCAGTACATAATCTTCGGGGAAACCCATTATCTTCTTCAGTTCTGCAATCCGAAGCATCCGCATCTTGATATCAATGATACCATATAAGGCCATGAACTCCTTAATCTTGACGGTCATGGGGCTGTCTTCGAGTTTTACCTGTATTCCTAATCCTCCCTCAGCTTCTACAAGATAAGGTGGCATCTTATCCATCCTGGCAATCAGAGTAAAACAAGGATTGTTAACCGAACCGCCTGCGCTGGCAAACTGCGGATTCATCAGATAGAACCAATTACGGTTTGCCGTAATGGTCTGTGGAGGTTGTTCGATGCTGCTTCCTACATTCGAGAAAGCCGTATTCATTATCCACGGCCTCTGGTAAGGAACCTGTTTCATAAGAACGGGAGTCACCAGATTCTGCTTGGGTACCGTCATAATAGCAGGGCATGGCGTTTCAACGCTTCCCAACTGACCTCCACCGGAATAGTAATTCATAAAGAACGGCGTTACTAAGGATAACCGGTCTTTTGTTGTGACAGTCGGCGCAGGCTGTTCTACCGAATGGTTGTGACCGTTCCCGTAATAGGCCGACACAAAAGCGTGGTGGTCTTTGCAGGTGATTGTTCCGGCCGGACCGTCCACTGATATGTTCTTACAATCCGGCTGTCCACTGAATTGTTTGGACAAGAAAGATACCTGCACTTTGGCAAAACGGTTGGCCGTAGTCAGTACACCGCAAGGCACGTCTAATGATTTGGCCGTTTCTTGAGGTCTTGCCGTATTGTATCGGGAAATGAAAGCGTCCTTTCCTCCGGCAACGAACTTAATCAGTCCTGAATAGATTCGTTCGAGTGTTTTTTCTGCCAGCGGTTTCTTCCGGCAGAATATGCTCTCTCCCTCGTCCGAAAAATCCAGCACTTCCTTAACAGGTTTCCACTTCTCCAGCAGTCCGAACATGTCGGCCTTTCCGTCCTTGCAATGGGTGGGTTCGGGAAAGAAAATCGGCAGACCACGCTTTGCAAAGATACCGAAGAAACGCTTGCGGGTTGTATAGGCTCCATAGTCGGCAGCATTCAGGATACGCCAATCGAAGTCATACCCGTATCGCTTCACATTCCGTTTCCACCTTTCGTAGCATCGACCTTTGTCCTTGCTTATAGGGTGCCCATGCTCGTCCATGTCGCCCCAGGACATAAACTCCTCAACATTCTCAATCTGTATGTAATCAGGGTCGATGGCATCAATGTATCGGAACAGGTGTTCGGCCAAAGTCCGGCTGTCCGCGTCACGAGGCTGGCCACCCTTAGCTTTGGAGAAGTTGGTACACTCTAAAGATGCCCACAGAACTATCTGTGCTTCAGGATAAATCTTCTTCATACGTTCCACATGAGCGACCAAAGGGGACAATTCCAATGTCCTTATATCCTCGGTGAAGTGCAACGCATCCGGATGGTTTGCCGCATGGCTAGCGATGGCATTCGCATCATGATTGACGCAGGCTATCACCTTGGCGCACTGTTCGCCCATAATCCGTGCATTCTCTACCCCTGTACTGGTTCCACCAGCACCGCAGAATAGGTCTATATATAATAGTCTCGTCATAATGTTTGATTGATTTGTGTATTATTGGGGTCCCATTCCTTTGGCAGCTTAGCCCACTTCCTGAAATAAGCATCGAATTTGTCCATGTCGCCAAACATGTCCATCTTTGACTGCTCATCCGTTATCATGGAAGCGAATTCTTTGAAATAGGCATCGGCAGCTTGTACAAACCGAGTATGCTGTTGCTTGATTTCACCCAGCATTAAGCCTCGTTCCCTCATAAGGTCTGAAGCTTCTTCAACTAGGCCATTCGCTTCACACAGCAAAATGTGTGAGGCAGATAATAGCTGATTCAAACGAGCCATAGAGCCGTCTTTTTGCGCAGCCTCAATCAATTTTTTCTTTGGTTTCATAATCGTATGTTTTTAAATCGTATCATCAAAAATCCTCTCCTCTCGCATTCTCTCAACAGCTCCATGTCTTCCTCACGGATGTCGCAAGGCGTTTCATGGTTCACGGTCATGTAGTCGGGAATGCCGAATTTTTCGCGGATGCTGTCGTAGCAGTCCTTTTGCCGGCCTTTCTTTGTCCAGCAGATAGTCAGTCTCATAGGCTTATCGACGCAGGCTGGTTCCTTCAAACTTCACGCGACGGGTGATGGCGACAAGTCTGTCCATTGTGCGCTCGCCGTATTTTTGAGAGATTTCTTCCAGTGAGAGGTTGGTAGTAAGCATAAGCAGATTGCCACGCTTCTCGGCTTCGTCCACTATCTCACAGAAGGCAAGGCGGCGTTCTCCGTACTTCACGGACATGCTCTCGGTGCCCACATCGTCAATGTAGAGGATGTGCTTCTGCTTCACGGTGTCGATGTCGGCATTCATCTGCTGGGCATCGTAGCAGGAGACTATCTTACGGCAGTAATGATTGAGTAGCAGCGGGATGATTTTCCAGCAGATAAGCGATTTACCCCGGCCACAGTTTCCGTGACACAGCAATCCCCGGCCGCGATTGTCGGTGAGCCACTGGGCTATTTCCTCGTATTCGGGCATCCACCGGGCTTTGCCGTCGGTGAAATAGTTCAGACCTCGCCAAAGCACATCTTTAGCGTCGGGGATAGCAATGCGTACCCGATTGGGCACAGGGTTGAAGCCTACCTGCCGCAGGCTGTCGAGTGTTTTCTTGAAGTCTATTGTTTCCATCGTTCTTCCCATTTTCGTTCTTCGGGGGTGTTATATTTCTCGGTCGAGTTGTCGGTGAGCACCATACCGGCGGCTGGCTTGGCTGGCATCCGCTCGCGGGCTGCCCAAGTGGCCAGCCGTTTGGGTAATTCCCAGGTTTTCTCCAGTTCGTAGCGCATACGGGTGCCCGATTTGTTCTGTTCGCTCCAGTAGTTGAAGAAAGCGCGTATCATTTCCTTTGGATAACTGCCCACGTAGGGCACCAGCGATTGATAGAAAGTATTTTTTCGTTCGAGTGTAGCGGCCATGGCCGCGGTCTTCTTGTCTACTGCGCCAGCAGTAGATTCTTCTACTTTCTTTTCTTTCTTATCTTTCTTTATTTTGTTTCCTCGCTGTTTCCAAGGTGTTTCCAAAGTGTTTCCTTCCTGTTTCCTTGGCGTTTCCTCTTTCGGTGTCAGAGCGTTGTATTTATCATAGTTACAGATGGTTATAACGGTCTGTCCTGTCTCCTTTGGTGTTTCCTTCGCTATCATTCCGTCTTGTATCAGCAGTTCCAGGAAGGTTCCGACCTTCTTCGTAGACCACTGCCAGCGGGCGGCAAGGTACCGCAATGAGACAAGCATCTGTCCTCGTTTAACCTCAATCAACCTATTGCCGATAAGTTGCTTCGTGTCCTCAAATCGTGCGCTCTGAAGGATGTCGAGCCACGCTTCAAACCTCGAAAATATGCGCTCTTCGCACCACAGATGGTGCTCAAATAGTCGCCTGCTAATAGGTATATAGTAATCCATGATTATTCAGAATCTTACGTTAGTCAGTTGCCGCCCCTTGGAGTAAACCGCCCACTTACCGTTACCCCCGTCAACAAGGCGGAGGTCTTTCACTTCACCGAAGCGTTTCAGGTTGCCACAGAGGTCGACTATCCAGCCGGCTTCCTTACTGGGGTGCGGACGGATGGCACGGCCCACTATCTGATACCACAGGGCGAGCGACATGGTAGGGCGAGCCATGACGATGGTGTCCAGTTCGGGATAGTCGAAGCCGGTGGTCAGCACGCCAACGTTGGCCACGACGGGTATCTCGCCCGCCTTGAACTGCCGGAGAATCATTTCGCGGGTGGCCTTGGGCGTGTCGCCGCTGACGATGGCCGTGCCGGGGATGGACTGCGTGAGCCGCTCGGCCTCCTTCAAGAAGCGGGTAAAGACCAGTATGCCCTTGCGCTTGCCGCCGGCCTTGGGGTTGAGCAGCCGGCGGACGATGCTGACCAGAAAGCCATAGAAGTCGATGCGCTCGTATTCGCGGACGACAGAGCGGTCGGTGTAGTCCGCCCCGGTAGTGTTGGCCTTCAGGTTGAGTTCGTTCCAGCCCACGGGGTTCATCGGATAATAGTTGAGCTTCGAAAGGTAGCCCATGTCGAGCAGGGTGGAAATCTGCACCTGATAGATGACCTCGGAAAAGACACATGGCCGGGTGCGGGTGATGAACTTCAGCATTGTGCCATAGTCGCGGCTCGACGAGAGGCGGTAAGGCGTGGCCGTCAGTCCCAGCACCTTGCAGTTGAGCATCGAGAGGAACTCTTTGTACATGCCCTCTTTGGGATTGACCAAATGGCACTCGTCGATGATGATGTTGCGGAAATGCTGAAACAGTTCGGGATGATGGCGGACGCTGCCAATGGTGGCGAAGGTTATCCTTGCAATATCCTTTCGGCCAAAGGATGCCGAGAAGATGGAACAGTCCATCACACCATACGAGCAGAGCTTCAGGTAGTTCTGCTCCAGTATCTCCTTGCTGGGCTGAAACACCAGCGTATGCCCTTCGAGCCGGCTGGCAATGTCGGCTATCACCAGACTCTTTCCGGCTCCGGTGGGCAGCACCTCGATGGCGTTTCGCTTCTTATGCTTGTCGCTGAAGAAACGGACGGCGGCATCGCTGGCCTGCTGTTGGTAGTCACGTAGCTTGTATGTCATAGTCCTTTTTCCCTACTCAGTTTGTCGGCCAAAGCCTTGTAATACCTGGTGAGTTCGATTAATTCAAAGTCGGCATATCTTCGAGTCTGACCGGCTTTCCACGCCAGCTTGGCGAAGCGTTGCTGTCCGATTTTGGCTTTCAGGTTTGCTTCATAGCGTATCAGATGGTCGGCACTGAAGCGGTTGCACGCCCGGCACTCGGCATGGGCGTTGTCCTCGTCAAAGCGTGTGGCCATGTGGCGGCGCGAATGGAAATGTCCGCAGTCGGCCTGTTCGTATGGTTTTATCTGGCCGCACGAGATGCAGCGGAAATATCCGCCGGGCATGCAATCACGAAGCCGGATATAGCGGCTGAACTCCTTGTCGAGTCTGGCTACCAAATCCGGCTTCTTCTTTACTTTGATACCTGCCTTATCGAAGAGCGGCAGGGGCTTTTCTTTTTTCTTTTTCTTAGAAAAATAATATTTCATAAGTAAAAAAATTATCTTTGTAAAAACTATAATAACAACATTCTGGAGCTATATGAGGTATTGAATAAGTTGTATTCGCAAAATGACGATTTAATATTATCGGTCATCAACACCGCTTTACACGCAAGTGCAGAATGCTATCCTAGAATGGGAAGATGTATCCATACAGGTTTTTTCTGCAGAACACATAAAAACACGCTATTAGGTTTTATTTACTGCATAGACGACCAGCAGCTTTATTATCAACATAATAATATACTTCCATTGGGAACTTATATGTTTCCAAATCAATCTGCTGTCATTTGGGGTAATTGGATTAACATACCTAATTCCGGTAATGAATTATTCCATTGCTATGAATACAATGTAACTAAAAATATTGTCAGCGTGGAACCTGCAAAATCTGTTATACAAAATAAGGGGATGATATTTGTTAATGGACGAAATATATTTTCCATCATATATGACAAAAAACAATATTCGTTTAACATTTGCATTTCTCCTATCAAGATGTATTACTGCGGCGGAACATTTAAATTTAGAAAATTGTATTGATTTTGAAAGTGTGTGTTGGCGGTGCCGGCTTCGAACCGGCTTTTCCCCTGCGTGTGCAGTAGGTGTCCTACCCTGTATAGACGAACCGCCTCAGAGCCGGGTTAGCCCATCGAGCCACCGCCTTCGTCGGGGTCTTCACCGCCTGCGTCGGCAGCAGTGGTGGTGCCATCCATCGGCAGCCACTCGATGCCCGTGGGGACAAGCGAACGCGTCTGCGTACCGCCGCGGGTCACTGCCCCTTCGCGTTCGGGGTTGAACTGCACGCGCACGGCCTTCAGCTGCTTTTGGAAGTCGAAGTCCTTCTCCAGCTCCACACTGTCCACTTGCAGGGTGTAGCGGAAGGTTCCCAGCCCTTCGAGGCGGACCGATTTGCCTTGCGCCATATAGTCGGCCATCACGCCTGCCAGGTCGCCTAAAACGGCCATGACGTCCGATTTTGATACTGTGCTGATGCGCGACAGGCGTTCAGCCACTTCCTTAGTCTCAACGGGTTTGCCCACGGTCACTGCCAGCGGGTAGTACACGCCCAGTTTTTCGTTGTGCATTTTCTTGTAGAATGCCATAGTTTGATAAAGTTTTTAGTTGCCCTTGCCTTGACCGGGTATAGACAGCCTCTTTACCGGATAAAGTGCTCGCCTTTACCGGGTATAGACAAGGGCGGGATTAAACATTGAATTATTAAATGTCCGACGGAATGTACCAGTCGGGAATGTATTCGGTTGTTTTCACGTTCTTTTAATTTAGGTGTTGATGCGATTTTCGTCTTTTCCTGTGGGACTGACGACGGTGTTGCGCCCTCGTTTGTCGACGATGATGCTGCGTCCGCCTACCACAACTTCCGTGCGCTCTCCCTCGCGACAAGCCGCAAGCAGTTCGCTGGCGGTAGGCTCTTTGGACTGACGGTGCCCGTCGCCCTCAGCTTCGGCTATGTAGGGATATACGTCGATGATGGCTGTTTCGGCCACGGCGGCTATCTCGTAGTCGGCCATGGTCTGCTTCATGCCTTCGTCCAGCTTCTTCACGGCATCGCGCAGGTCGGCGGCCTGTACCAGTATTTGCGCCGCTGTCTTCTTTTCCACGCCGCTGCGCTCGTCCAGCGTGATGAACATCAGCTTGCACTTGAACCAGCGGTCGGCAGCTTCCTCGTCGCTGGGGAAGAGTTCGCTGTATGTGGCACGCTTGATGTCGGCCACAGTAAACTCGCCCGTGATGAAGGGCGTCATTTCTTCAATAATCCGCGCTTCGGCTTCGGTGAAGCTGAGAGCGTCGACCAGGTATTTCTCGGTCACTTTCTTCTGCATTCCGTTCTCCATCGTCTTCTCGTAACGGATGGAGCATTCAAACCAGTTGTGTATCATATAAATTCGTTATTACGTTCAATTTCCTGTTGTGCATAGACCAGCATCTGCTGTTCGTTGGCTGCGGGCAGGTAGATGCCGGCCACGTGTGACGACCAGTTTCGGAAACGGTCAATGCTCAGAGTCATTTCGCCCGTCGTCAGTTCGGCTGAACTTCTCAGGTAGGTTACTTCGCGGCCTTTCTTGTTGACCGTCTTTCTCTCAAACAAATCGCGGTTGCACGTCCTTTTGTAGAAGTCTATCTTGGCTTCATCGAGGCTGCAACCGTACTGGCTTCCGAAATACCCTAAGAGCAGATGCAAATAGCTGTTCTGGGCAAGCGTGCGGTTGGGCAACTTCTTCTTCACTTCCACCACCGCACGCTCCTGAAACAGCTTGTTGACGTAGGCTTTGAACTTGGGTATCTCGTATTCGTTCTGGAGGTTGAATATCATAGGTTAAAAGGGCAAGTCGTCTTTCGGTTCTCCGTTTGCATCTACCGCCGGTGGAAATGGCTGCGGCTCCGGTGCAGGCTGATAAGCAGGCTGCTGAGCTGGTGCTTGTGCCGGCTGGTATGCCGGCCTACGGGCTTCGAGCTTGTAGCAACGGATGGACACCATGCGCTTCACCTGTCCGTCCTGATTCGTCCACTCCCTACCCTGCAGAGCAAAAGAAACCGTTATCACATCGCCTATACGAAACTGGTCGAGTTCGGTGCATTTATCGCCTGAAACTTCCAGTGGCAGGATGTTTTCGTACTGGCTTCGTTCGCCTGTATAGGGGTCATGGGTTGTGGCATCAAGCAGAAACTCACGTTTCACAAACGGGTTGCCGCCGCTTTTGGATGGGATTTCTTGGGGCTGGCCAATGTAGACCAGCCGGCCGGTTACTTGGTTACTCATCTTCTGCAAAAATCTTCTTATCGGTTATCAACTTCCGGTTATCGTTCAGGAACCGGATAAAGTCCTCGCAATGATTTATAAGGATAGGTATATCCCGTGCTGGCACAAATGTGTAGCTCTCGGTGTAGGTCGCCCGGAAATCCGTGACGTTATACTCGAACAGCCTGACATCACTACCGCTCTGCATCAGACAGTATGGATAAACCATGTGCTGCCAGTGGTCTTTGAACTTGCCCACATAGTAGCTGCCGGTGGTCTTGATGTCGTGGATGGACATGGGCATCAGCTCGTCTATATAGCCGTACAAAAGAACATTTCCGAAGCAAGTAGGCAAGATGGCTTCCACCCGTTGCTGGGTCAGCGCGCCTTTGTAGTAATTGGCAAACTCACGGCAAAGGGAAAGGGGAAAGTCAAACTGACGGTTGTTGTAAGTGGCTCGCAGTCCTACTATCGACTGCCTGCCCTCAATCTCGTCAGATAGCAATCTTTCCACTTGTACCTTTTCCGATTTGCGGTTCTCAATCATGCAGTCTATCACCTCGTTGAAAGCCGTACCCTTGTCGGCAGCTTCACTATCGAACGGAACACGGTTAATCGTGTCAATCAGGCTCTGAAACTGCTGCTGCCTGAACTCTTCGGGGGTATGCGGGGGATTCTCGCTGAACGCCCAATACCTTTCCCAAATGGCATCGCTTCTCAGATACCCGGTGAAGGCATCGAGAAGCGTTGCATAAAACTTGAACTTAGGCTGCCTTGTCTGCATAGGTCTTGGTTTCTTTGTTGAATACCAGCCCCAAGGCTTTTACCTTGGCAGCGAACAGGCTTCTGGCCATGCTTAAAGAACTGCCCACGTGCTCGAACTCGTTGATGCGCGAAGCAAACTCGTTGGCCGACTGTGCGTCGGTGATGAACTCGATGTTCTCTTTGATTTCGGCTATCACATGGTCGTACTTGGCAGCTTCTTCCTTCTTCACCTGAAGCATGTTCAGGTAGGGCACAATCACCTTTGAGGTCACGAAGTCATTCTTTGCCGTCGGGTTGCCGTTGCGGTCAAGGATGGTTGGCACCTGCATCAGTCCCGGCAGGTTGCAAGTGTTCTTGCCGTCGTTGCGCGATGTGGGGTCGAAGGTGATGGTACGTTTCTGTACGCCGTTCTCGTTTCTCATTTCCAAGTAACCCAGCAGGTCGAGTTCGGTAACGATGGAGTTGTACGACTTCTCGCGCAGGGCTGGGATGAACACGGTGTCGTCACCTTCCTTGCGGGTGTCGCGGTGGGCTACGAACACTACGTTCTTGTTCAGCGATGAAAGCGTCCGTGTCATCCACGAGAACTCGGCGTTGATGCCGCCCCAGTCGCGGATTTGCGGCTGGCGTGTGCCGCATTTATAAGAAATGATGAAGTCCATCATCTTGCCGATGGTGTCTACAACGATGGTTTGGTAGGCCGAAAGGTCTTCCTGCAACACCTGTTGTACGTCTTGCCACGAACTTACCTGCACGATGTCTATGCCGTCCAAGTGAGCCATATTTACACGCTTCACGCCATTGTCAAAGTCAAGCAACAAGGGTTGTGGTGCGCTCAAAGCTACGGTTGTCTTACCCATACCTGCCTGACCGTAAATCATCATCTTTACGGTGGAAGGAATTACTAATTCATTGGATTTCTTAATCAGACTCATAATCTTTGTTTTTTAATTGGTTTGTTTTACAATGTCTTTCGCTATAATTCTGCCTACATTGGCCATTGACAAGGCTTTCTTTATTTCGGCTTTTGAGTAGTAGAGCGGCGAATTTCTTCCGGTTCCTTTTCTTACAGGCTTAATAATCTCGTTTGCTACAAGCATATTAAACCGCTTAATATCTATCTTCATCATCCTGAGCCACCGTTTGACTTCGGACAAACGGATAAAATCTTGCGGCGGCTCATAAGCTTTTACGGCTTCCATATAGCCTACCTGGACAAAATCAGCTATCATGGAATTAAGTTCCTGAATGTCCATATTGCTCCTACTTTACTCGAAAAATGGTTATATAACCTGGGTATTCTGTGGCCGACACACGGAACTTAACATCCATTCCGTTTTTCAACTCACCGGTCAATCTTGCCTTCTGATTCTGACGCGTTTTCTCAACACGCAAGGCGTTGTAACGCTTCTTTTCAAAAGGAACTTTGAATACATCGCCCTTCTTCATCTGAGCGAACAGTCCTACATGGCTGTAATTCTCGTCGATAATAATTTCTTTAACCATATCTTATGCAATTTTAAAAATCTAATTGTGGGTAATGCGGGACTTGAACGCCGCGACCTGCGCTGCCCCTGCCGGGGAAGAAACATACTTATTGAAAACAAACAAACACTATTATGGCAAACATTTATGTGATAAAGAGAGACAGGGTTTGCGCCGCTCTACCTGACTGAGCTAATTACCCGACTATGGTAGCGGCGTACCATCTTCACAGACCGAACGCCGCATGATTTCACACGAATGAAGTTTGCTGCAATGCAATTTCTGTTGTCTCTTTCAGTGCGAGCAAGCTGCTTTTCAGTTTTCGCCGCTCGTCCTGACATGTTTTAATCCATGAATTGATACTGTTTTCTTGGGTTTCGATTTTCTTCGACTGTTCCAGACAGATGTCTATCAGTTCTTCCTGGGTCTTGTTGGCTAAATCTTCTCTATTCATAACTAATTGTATTTAAAGGTTTCTGACTCTATGTTTTGTTACTTTCCTTTGCTTCTCATTTCGGCTTCAAGCTCTTTCTTGTGGCGGTCAATGTAGATGCAAGTGCCCGCAAACGTGATGAACGACGTCCAGAAGACGATGCCCAACGTGGCACAGGTCAGGGCACTTACCGCAAATGACAGGGCAAGCAATGTGGATAAAACGGTTGTTTTCATCTTGGATTCTGATTAAGAAAACCGCCCTTGCGAGGGTAAGAGGATAGCGGTGCGCACTTCGCGTCCCCCACGGCTTTTGGCAAGGCATGTAGCACTGACCTTTGCTGCGGCTTTCTGGATTGGTTCCCGCCCCAGTTCCGATGTCTATGGCTTTCGCTTTGATGGGTTACGAGGCCGAATGGCCTGCGGGATTATATATAGTTCTTGCTGGTGTCTAATCAGTTAAGATTGTCTTTGTAGCCGACCTACGGCCACCTGCAATCGTATAAGTCGTTTTTGTTCTCGCGGTGATTAATGCGCTGCGTTTGCTTCTTGTCAGTCCCTTACTCACACCCTTTTCACCGTGCCGCTATCGCTACTCAGTCGAACCCCTTTTGCGTCAGACGTAGCGGTACGCCTAAAATTTCCAGTACGTCAAAGAACTAATCAAGTTTGTAGTCCCCTACCCGATTCTCGCTATCGGTTGCCGGTCACTGGCCGTCAGCAGGGGTTGAAAAGATTAAGCATATCGGGCAAGCCCTTGCACCCGACACAGGGCGTCATAGTCCATGCCATCATCGTCAGGCAGGTTATATTCTTCAAGGGCAGATTCATAATTGTCTATTTCGTCAGTTATGACCTGAATGGCTTCACGCTTTGAGTCAGCGTTGAATACCCGGCAAACGGTCTGTTCGTCCGAATTGTGGGCTATCTCTAAGTCCTTATAGAGACTGTCGAGTTCTCGTTCTATTTCGTAGCGTGTCATAGTCATGCGATATTTAAAAGGTTGTCAAATTTTATATTTCCATTGATAGCCACCAGCCGTTGTCGTTTTTCCGATACAGCAGCAATAGATGTTTGAAACACTTACACCTGTTCTTCGTGAGGCTTCATTCAAGCTCTTATATTCTGCTATAACTTCACCATCTATAATCTGCAAACATGCTTTTTGATTGTACATTGGTTTGCCATTTCTCAGCGTCTTGTGATAATGTTCTGTATTTTCGTGTGGTGTACACCATTCAAGATTTTCTAATCTATTATCCATTTTATCGCCATTGATATGATTGATATACTCTTTTCCTTTTACCTTTTGAAGAAATGCTTTTGCCACAATCCGGTGGACACTCTTTGTATAGCCAATTCCATTCTTATATATCGTTACCATGGCATAGCCATTTCCATTTTTTGATGGTGTAATTTCTTTGAATATTCTACCATCAGAAGAGACGAAGTAATCTGTCTCTTCTTCATTGTTTGATTCGAGAACTATTCTTTTTATATCCATTATGCTATGTTCAATAAGTTGGCTTTTTTAAATGATCGCCAAGATTGTTTTTCGGTATCAAAGTATATTGCTACTGTATCATTCTTCTTTCTATTGTCACCGCTAGTAGCAGGTATCAGATTCTCTTTCAGCGTGCCATAAGCTTCACGAACAGATCCATCTACCTTTTTGAAGTAGAACTTTACGATTCTTTGTTTCATAGCAGCTTTCAACTTTATGTTCGCCCAAGCTACTTTCAGTGCTTCACTCATCGTAAAACCATTGCGTTTTACAAATTGCCATGCAAGGCCCATAATCTCGTGCAAAATATTCTTCTTCATAATCGTGTGTATTAATAGGTTTTTACTATCTTTGAAACGCGCTTCAATTACGTTTCTGATGCAAATATAGAACATTGCTCTGACACAACAAAACATTGTTCTGATTTTTATTCTGATTTAACATTTTTAAAGCATTACCATATGAATAAGACGATAAAAGAACGAACCCTTGAATTTATTAAGTACAAGGGTGTTAGTATGAAAGAATTTGAATTGAAATGCAGTTTGTCAACAGGTTATGTTACATCTATGAGAAAAGGGTTTGGTTCTGAAAAACTAAACAATGTTCTGACTTCTTATCCTGAATTAAATCGTGACTGGCTGTTATATGGTGAGGGAGAAATGATTAAAAAGGCATCCCCACTCAAGTCTGGATCTTCCATTTCCCCAAACGATATAAAAGAAGGCGATTATTCAGGAACATTAGTCTATGACATTGATGCAACATGCGGTACCGACCAAAGGGATATTTCCTTCACACAAGATAATATCATAGGTTCGGTAAACCTTCCCGGAATCAATAAGGGTTCACAGATTGTACGGGCAAACGGGGATAGCATGGAACCACGGATTTTTGACGGGAATATGGTGGTTATTCGTGAGATACATAGCTGGGAGGATATTTTCTACGGACAAATGTATCTTGTACTGCTCGATGAATACCGTATGATAAAATACATCCGCAGGTATGAGCCGGATGAAGAAAACTATATCATCCTGCGGAGCGAAAACCCAAAATATGATGACATAAAGCTTCACAAGGGGAAAATCAGAAAGATGTTCATCGTAGAAAATATATTGTCCGTAAAAACACAGTTATAGGCATGAAATTCAATCAATACCTTTGGAATTTATATAAGAACTCTTTTGGTAGAGAAGGGGAAATAGGTAATAATTTAATTAAATAATTATGAGAAAACTGATTTTAATGATGACAATGATGCTGCCGATAATGTTTGTATCTTGTTCGGATAATGATAATGAAAATGATTTCAAAGTAAGAGAGGTTACTCAATCGGAATTAGAAAGCGGTACAGGCACATGGGAAAGTTGCTATAATCCGGGATATTTCATCGGATTCAAACAAGGCGAAATAACATATACGGATTTATATGATGAATCAGCAGGTGTTCATCATGCGGATTATTCTATAGACGGTGATATTTTAGAAATAACTGATAGGAACGGTAAAACATACACCCTCGAAATCAACATGATGGAGCATGATGGAAAAGAAGAACTAGCAATTAGTGGAACTGGCGATACTCCATACGAATTTCAAAAAGGAGCGTTCGAGAAGAGTACATCATTCAGCTTGTTTTCCGATTGA